GTCGAACGCATCAAATTCGAAGTTGGGTTTGAGATGTGCGCGCCAGATGGACACGAGAACGAAGAGCGCGATTCCGGCCAACACCACCAGCATCCAATCGATTTTCATACGAACCCCCGTGTAAGCCGACCGGCTTCGTACCAATGAGCGTCCCATGTAGCCTTGTGCGGCTTACCAGGACGCCACGCGGCAACGTACTGGTTCCATCCGTCCACCGATGCCAGGGGAAGCTTGTTAGGCAGTGTGTAGAGCAGCAGGCGGGCCGCAGCCGCGCCAAGCACATCGTTGGTCTTCATGGCTTCCCACAGGGCCGCAGGTGCAGTCGTAATCCCGTGCCCGGCGCAGAATACTTTCATGCGTGTTGCGCATTTGGGATGAGTCAGCACACCAGTACACGCGCCGCCCTTTTCGAATTGCCAGAACGACACAGCGGGGCCAGCTTCGCGGCCGTCCGCAGTGACTTGGCGGCGATGCATGACGCCCGTTTCTTGGAGCGCGATTGCCAGCAGCATGTGCCGGGCGGGCAAGCTATCCAAATCAAGTTCAGTAAGCGCCGGGATGATCGCGATAGCAAGCAGTTCTTTTGGGGTCATGTCAGTCGTCTCCGTCTGGATCGCCGCCCAATTCAATCAACTGCTTTCGCAGGATTTTATTGTGCAACACTTGGTTTTTGTGGGACTCCACATGCACGCGGGCGAGCGCCCCTGTTGCGATGATGCCGACGATAATGGCCACGGAGGACAGAACGCCGCCGATTAACTCAGCAGCCGAAGCCATGCCCAGGCCAGCGGTAGCAGTTGACACTGCCGCCGATACCTTTGGATTACCGGCTATCTCGGCCACGGCGGCGTGCAATTCGTTCCGAAAGCTCATTGTTGCGCCTTTTCATAATGTAATTTCGAGCAGATAGAATCATGACCACGAAAGAGATAGTCCCCAGCACGATCAGGCCCATAAATACCCGTTGTAATAAGTCGAATGTATTGTACATAACCTAGCGCCATGATCGCAGTGTTATACGAGAATGGCGGGGCGTAGGCCATGTAGAGAACCCATCCGATGAAATTAATAATCATCGAGAATAGGCAAAGGTTTTGCATGTCTGTTGACAGTCTACCAGACAGGCTATATGCGGCGCATATTAACAACCAGTAATCCACCATTGCGGCGGACATGTGATACACGAAAAGCCCAACAGGAGTGTTTTCGATGCCGCCCACAACTAAACTGTGGGCGGCACCAGATGCCCACAGCGCTAGGCCATAGAGCAATCTAGATTTCATTTTGCAGGTGCTGGGGTCGGTGCCTGCTTTGCCGGCGCTTCGTCTGGTGGGCGCTGTTGACCGCCGCCGCCTGTTGCTGTTTGAATATAATGCATGGTGTTTTCCTTTGAGTTAATGAACGATTACAGCTACTTCACACGTACCGTCCTGGAGAATTTTATTCACCCGGCCGACAGCGAGTTTGTATTGGGCAAACGTCGGATCGCCGACATACTGCCCGACAATGACGCCCCCCGTACCCTGTGCTGCGACAATATATCCGCCCGCCTGTGCGCCAGTGACGTTCACGGGGACTTTCCCGCAATAGGCGATTCGGTCTACCCCTTTGCGGGCAATCTCCATCCTGGCATCAAACGCGGCCAGTTGGGTAGTGTAGCTGCTGACTTTCGCTGCCCATGCTGCATCAGTGTCACCAGGGGTAACAGTCACGGGTTCCTGCTCACCGTCGTATGCGACAACAGGCATCACGCGTACAGGTTCGGCTGGGCGCTTGCCGACTTTTTCTTCGCTTCCCCAGGTGTCGCCGTTGCACAGCGATGGGTTGGTTGATTTGATACCGAAGCGCTTCGCTTCAGCAAAGACGTTGGTCAGCGTGCCGTCAGCCTTGAAGCCGATGACATCCCCTTTTTGCACAACCAAATTGTTGTTGTACTCGTATTCGGCAACGTCAGCGCCGGATGCGTTGATGGTGCCTGCGGCGTTGATCGATCGATTCGTGCCGGTGTTCTTCGATATGAACATGCACGATGCTGCGCCGTTAAACCCCGTCCCGCTTGCCGCTTGAATGGTAATCCCATCGACGCTGCCATAGACGCCCAATAGCGTGACACCTTCAGCGGCGACCTTACGGAAGGCTTGGTTGACACCAGTCAGCGTAATATCGCCTGCCGTGCTGAACGCACCTGCCGTAACCGTACCCGTGAAGGTCGCCATGTCGGCGGCGCTGAGTGCGAATGGCGTGGTCCACACGGTGCCGTTGTAATGCCATGTGGTCAGGCCATTGCCTGCACTCAGTTGTTGATACCATCGCCGCGTGTCGGCCGCATTGGTGACGCCCAACACCGGGCCGCTGCCGACAGTATCGCTACCGTCTTTGATGACGGTCACTCGGTCGCCAAATTCAACCTTACCTTCAAATTTTGATTTCGTTGCACCCTGCGTGTAGATTGCCCAATTCTGTGCACTACCCTTGGTGAGTGCACGAATCAGAACACCATACAGACTGCTGATGGTTCCCGCGCCAGTCGGGTTTTCCGCAGTGAAGTACGCCATTTCGTTGACCGAACCTTGCAGGATTTCGAGCAGGCCCCAGAACGCCCGAATGCTGCCGCTCGTGGCTGGGCTGTTGTAGTGGTGGTAGAACTGATAGCCCGCGTGGTGGTCGAACGCGACCGAGCCAATGCTCGTGGTGTTGTCGTTGAACGCAGCACTGCCGATCAACGGCTCAACGTTGCCCGTAAAATCGTAAGTATCGTTTGACAGATAGTTGTATCGAGCGTGCACATCGATAAGTTGCGACGTTGAAAATGCAGAACTGACGCCGGGGGCCAATTCACCCACTGCGAAATTTGGGGCCGTGATATCGAACGTAACTCCATCAGGCGATGACAACGCAATCCAGCCAGCAGGGCTACCGCCTTCGGGGTCGGTCACATTGTTTTCGACGGTGTTAATCCACACATCACCGTTGGTTGTATGGGCGACGCGGGCACCCTTCGGATAACCACCGATCAGGGCCGAGTACGCGCCGTCGTATGGGAAGTTCCCGCCAGCGGAAAACCAACGTTCTAGCGCTGTGGTCGCATTGAGGATGCCATTGAAGTCAGCACCCGCAGGCGGGACGCCGCTAGCAGAAATCGGGAGGAAGTTTTTAGGGGGGAACCCATCCGTGTACGACGCAGCCCCGTCAATGATTCCGATCTGTGACGCAACAGGAATTGTGCGCTTTGTCCCCGTGTCGGCGAATGGGAGCGAGATTTTCGACGGCTTGTCGCTGGATTGCATTTTATGTACCCCTAATGTTTAAAAGAAAACGCCGAAGCCGAACGGTTGCCCACCTGCTTCCATGAACCCGAACGTAGAATCGACAGCAACCTGGAGTATATACGAGCGAACCCCGGCAGGCCGCTGCACCACACCCGACTGCGTAAGGATGGCGTATTCCAATTGGGTAAGTAAAAATTCAAATGTGTAACGCAGTGTCATTTCGCCCGAGTCGATAACGTACGAGCGCCCGCGATCCTCAAATAGGTTTTGCAGCAGCGCGTTAATGCTGCGTGCCGAACACGCGGAAATGTTCCCCAGCGCTTTGACCAAAATTAATTTTCGATACGACGTATCGTCAAGCGTGTATGTGGTGGACCCGGAACCGCTGATAAAGAATGGCGCTTGACCAAACGGCTGATAATCAACACCCTCATCGAATCCGAAAGTAAATACCCCAACATTCGGGATAGACAGCGAGCGGGATACGTTGACAATGCGCCCCCAAATATCCAGACCGAAACCCTCAGCAGTATCTACGTTCCAAACGAAATCATAGAACGTTTCAAAATCCGTGCTCGGGTCAAAATACTGATTCATGCTTTCGATAAGCTGCACCAACGTCAACGAATTGGCGTACTGAGCAATGATGGTTTGCTTTACGTCTTCCATAATTACACCAGGGTTACGGTGATATCGGACAGCGAAACAGTAGGTTGCTGATTAATGCCCATCGTGACAGATGGTAGTGTTGCGGTCACGATACCCAACATCAGCGACAGAATCGAAATGTTCGGGTTGATATTGGAGATTGGTGCATAAAAACGACTTGCGAAAATGGTCGACCCGATGCGCGCACGCGGGCCACCGTCGCCGCCGTTAAACGCCGATACAATTGCAGCCTTGATCAAATCTTCAATGCCGCTTGGTAGGCCAGGAACCGCCGCGATTTGAATCGCGTACAGGATCGGGGTCGCTGCGGCGACATGGTATTTCACCGTGTACGTTGGATATGGGATGTTGTAGCCGCTGGTGTCCGTCACCGTGACAGCCGTGTTACCGTTGTAATCTGCACCAACGTCTTTCCGCAGCCAGATCGCCATCGCAATGTCTGCTTCAGCGCCACCAGCGACAGCAACAAAAATCGAATGTGGGACCAGCGGAAAGCTAGTCGCGCCGAAATTTTCAGTGGTGTCCTCAACGTTTTCAGCGACATAGACATCCGTCACATTCGGCACGTTGAACACGTTTGCGTAAATCGATGGCAGCGACCCTCGGGCGTTCAACGCCACCGATTGACGACGTCGGTATTCGAAATCGCTGCGGGATTCCACAAGTTGGCCTATGCTACCCGCTGTCAAGTTGGTGGCCGAATCCCAGCCAAGCACCAGCTTATACGGCGGGCCGACGATTGCACCGGGTGGGCACGCGATGGGGCCGGGCACGAGTGCTGCGAACTGGATCGACACGGTGCCGCCAATCGGGATTACCCCGGCTGCGAGCGACACGTAGATGTTGCCCGATTGGTCTTGAACTTGGGAACCCTGCGGGATCGTGACTCCCGTCAAACCGCTGCACGTCACAGCGACTACCGTTGAGACTGCGGGCAGACGGTCGAGGAAATAAATCTTTGCAATCGCATCTTGCATGAACCCGTCCGCCGTGGCGGGATCGATCTGATTGACGAAGCGGGCGAACTCGGCATTCTTTGCCGACAAGATGGCCGACTGACTTGATGCGAGTTGGCCCTGTGGTGTGGACAGGGCTTGATTCAAATTGCCGCCAAACGCGGCATTCATGTCAGCCTGCACGCCTGCGAGAATCGCAGAATCAGGCGGCAATACCAATCCCGTTTGGGTGAATTCGATTGGTGGGACGTTCGTTGTACCGGGCATTTTCTCGTTTCCTTAAAATAAAACAATCGTGTCTACGCCCGAAGTATCCGTAATCAGGACTTGCCCATCAAGCACCCTATCTTCGAACTTGACGAATGAGCATACAGCACGCGCAACGGTCGGCACCTTGAGCGCCTGCGCTTCGATTTTCGATTTGAGAAATTGCAGGCTCGGGCGCTCACCAAGCACGCGGCCCAGGTAATCGATACCGTCCGTCGTGTCATACCAAACCTCACCCAGGTAGACCATGATTGAACTTGAGACATCCTGCGTGACCGAATAAGGTGCTTCCGCAACAGCGATATTGCCGGATAGGTCAATGATCAAGTCCCAGGTGTCCAACGCTAAAATTAAAGTCTTCATACTGGAACCCCTGTCTGTCCGCCACCTGTGGCCACGCCACCGTGTTTGTGTCCAACGCCGGACTTGCCGCCGAACGTGACGTTGGCTGTGCCGACCACATTCGGTGCGGTAATGGTTCCTGTGGCGTCCAAGTTGCCATCCATGGTGGTGTTACCGACGATAGCTACGTCCCCATTGACGGTGAAAATCGGCGTCGTCATCGTCACGCTGGTGCTGCCGTCAATGGTCACTTCCTCAGCCTGCATTTCGATGGTCGGCGCTTCAAGATTGATTTTGGTTGGAGAGAACAACTTGATGCCGTCCTCAGTGAACATCATGTATTGGTTCGGTACGCCGTTCAGCACACCCCCCAAATACAGGCCGTCCGCCATATCCGAGCGCCGAAAGCTGCCGGGGTTTGCAGCAGCCTTATTGGCGCGCACGCTGGAGATGTCCCGATCAGCGAACACGCAGATGCCGATATCGCCAACTTGGGGGTCCATGATGACCGCATTTGCGCCGCCTTGCATGCGATAGTACGGGATGTCGTTGACCGTGCCGTGCGCCACCGCGTTACCATTTCCATCCAACTGATTGACCAGGGGTAGCACGTCAACTGTGCCCGCAAGCGCCAAGCCCCCGGCACTGGTGACACCCATGATTTTTACCAGGGTTGCGATGTTGCGACCGTTGATGATCTGCTGAACAAGAAACGACATGGCGTTATATTCGCTTGATGCCGAGTTCGGTTTTTGCACCCCTTGGTAGCCGTCATTGTCCGACATTGTAGACATCCGATATTGTGAACCACGGGCCGCCGACCATCTGCGACGATAGGTTATGTGTCAGGCTGAACACCCGCCAGATGCCGCAGGCCATGGGGATTGCGCTTTGCACTTCTACGTCCCCGCCAATCACTACAGCCGGGTTGTAGATCATTTTAACAGTCATGCCCTTGCTCGATAGGGCCGGGTATCCCACCATGCCCGTTTCCGGCGATATGAGCGGCAAGCCCCCCTGTCGTACCCCTGTGACGGGCCAGATAAACAGCTTGTTCCTATCGATGACCCAATTGATATTTGCAGCCTGCGCGACGGTGCGGATTTTGCTCAACGCGGTGCCGGGAAGATATGGGTTCAACAGCTTGACATCAACGCCATTGTTGATAAATTCAACGTCCATTTCCCCGGCGATGTCGGACATGATTTGCCCAACGTCGGTGACGCCTTTGTAGCTCGTTGCCGCTACGGGCTTTACGGCAGCGATGGCACCTGAGAACGCCACGATGTTAAACCCAACATCCGGCGCGCCGCTGTAGTCGGCCCACGCGTCCAAGATGGTGCCGATGAACACTTCGCCCATCCCGCTATCTACGTCGCCCGCAGAGAGTGACACGGTGTTCTTAGCCTTGATGGCTGTGTTGACCGCGCCAATCGTTGTCAGCTTGTTCATGACATCTTCACGCAGACCATAAATGCGCAGCTGACAGCGGCCCATTGAATCGCCACCGGGTAGCGTGCAGTCAGCCGTCATGCGGAAGCCCGATAGCGTGACCGTATCCCCCAGTTCTTCGCCGAATTCACCACTTCCAAGCGTGATCGTGACATCTAAAATCTTCTCGCTGATCATGGGATATAGGCCAGTTGATAGCGCGTGCCGAAGCCTGTGTAATCCGGGTCGCTGGCCCCCTGCGTGTCAATGAATGAAAGCGTGCCGACGAACGGCAAATATCCCTTGCGAGCAATGCTCACGCGATCCCGGCATATGGCAAAGTTCACAACCTGCACATCATTGGCCTTCAGCGACATGAACACGCCACCATGGTATTTTTGATCGATCTGAATCTCGCACTGCTGGCCACCCAAACTAACGCGCATGGACTGCGACGGCGTGGCGACGATTGGTAATCTGAGCATTACGCTACCCCCGTTGCATCGAATGTTGGATCGCTGATGATCTGCACCTGCCCCTGTGCCCGCACTTCGTATGCAGCTGGGTCTTTCGGTTTCGAGTATGCAGCGCTCGCTTTTTCGCGGACTTCGCGACCGATGAGTTGGGCGATGATCATGTGGGCACCTTCGCGCACGGAGCGCTGAATATTCAGGCTCGTGAAATTGACGTTCTCGTATGTGCGTTCCGGCGTCATGACGCTGTACAGGTTCAGTGATGAACGAGCGTCTTCAAGATCAGAGAGGAACGTTGCGCGCTGCGTTTCGCTGCCGCCGCAGTTTAACGTCACCGTCACGTCGAACGGGATTTGGATTTTGTTGTACGACGCGAACGCGCCAAGCTCCAGCGGGTAATCTGAAATGTGTGATTCGCTTTGGTGGCCGATGGCGAACACGGAATCGTATTCCGCAATTTTGATCGTGCCACCATGGAACACCCCCCATTTGACGGGTTCAGCGCCAATCAGATCATCCAGCATGTCACCGAAGCCGAATTTGCCCAGCGTGATCGTGTCGAGAATCTGCGCGCTTGAACGCAGCAACGCGGGCACGCCTGCCGAATTCGGCACCAGCGGGTAAAGTGATTTTGGGATAGTTGGAATTGGCATCAATGCATCCCTGAGTTAGCTTGCGCGGCAAACGTGTATTTCTCAACTGCCGGGCGCAAGGCTGCGGCGATACCCTGCGCGTCAGTTGCCTGCGTGTGGATTTCGATCTTTTCAATGTTCGTGCTGTTGGTGTTCGTGCTGCTCTTGCTGCCGATACCTGCCACGCTGGCGCCTGCGCCCGCTGGCATGGCCCCCGCTGCCTGTGCGTTGCCTACGCGCCCAGCAAGGGCGAATTGGCGCGCAAGGCGCTGCCTACGACCGACGTTGGCTTCGTCGTCGCCGGGACGCTCGTATGCTTCCGAATGGATGCGCGCAGCTTCCTCGGCCGTCGTTGCCGCGTGCAGCAAGCGACCCGCACGCGCCTCTTTGCCTTTAGGGCCGACCTCATGATTAAAGAACGCCAATTGGTCATCCATGGACGAGCCTTTCAAATCCTTGCCGCTGAACGACTTGAAGTCGCCTACGCGTGAACCGAGCCATTGACCGATACCATACGCACCCGATGTTGCGTTCTTGGACGCAGGGTCCATGCTGCTTTCTTGCATGAAGCTCGCAGCGATGCCAGCCGCCTGTTCCCGTGTCCATCCTGCCGCCATGAGCTTGGACATAATATCGCCGTTACCAGCAGCGCCCGCCATTGGCTTAATCGTGCCAGACCACGTTGTGCGACTTGTGCCCCCGGCGCGCTGTCGTGCAGCTTCGGCTTTCATTTCTTCTTTCGTCAAGTCACTACCCACGCCCATCCCTGTGCCGCCGCGCATGACATCCGCATGCATGCGTCGGTCCCGGTTGGTTCCGTTGCCAATAGCCTTGTCTAGTGCTTTCATTCCTTTGTATCCGCCGTACGTCGCCAAAACACCAAGTCCTGCCACCAGCGCCGGGATACCTGCACCAGCAGTCACAATGCCAGCGATGGCCGATGCAATCGACCCCAGGGCCATTACGATAGGTGCCGCGACGATACCAGCAAGCACGGTTCCCCAGCCACCGACTGCATTGGCGAATTTATCGGCCAGCACCAGGAATTTTTCGACAGCCACGATGGATCGCGCCACCCACACAGCGATGTCGTCCTTGTGATCTGCCACCCATTTAGCACCCTGCTCCAGCTTGGCAAACAGCACAGTCAAGGTGGGGGCGAGGTCGAGAATGATCCGCGTGGCCGTCATTTGCAGGCTGTCACGCAGATCAAGCATTTTGATTTTAAGTTTCTCCGCTGCCTTCGCGTCTGCCTCAGTGACGGCGGCGTACTTCATCTGTTCTTTGATCAGCGCCTGCATTGCCACAGGACCTTGCTTGATCAAGTTGAATTGATCGTCAGAGATGCCCATCGACTTGGCAATCAGCGCCGCCTTCGAGGGGTCCACTTTGAACATATCGTGCACGATGCGTGCGCGGTCCATCAGGTAGCTGTTGCCGTCCTTCAGTTCGGCCGCGTTGCCGCCCCAACGGAAGAAACTTTGAAGTCCTTCGTTCGCACCCATGCCGCTCTTAAACTGGGCGAGCGTTTCCTGCGATTCCTTGAGTTGGGCAATCATACCGCCAGCAGTGCCCCCGGCGCGCTCGCTGGCACGCTGATACGCGGTAATTTCACGCGTGGTCATCTTCAGGTTGGCTGCAAGGTATCCTGTATTCACGGCACCGTTGATTGTCTCGCTGATGAAATCCTTGATGCCGACGCCGGCAGTGAATACGGCTGCCAGCGTCAGCAATTCGTTGCGAATCTTGCGAAAACCTTCGATGGTGGATTTGGTGCCAGCTTCGTGCTGCCGCTGGCGGCGCAACTGATTGTTAGCGAGCGTGCGCTCTTGCGTCTCACGGTCACGATTGCTGCGCGTGGACGCGTCAGCCAAGCGCTTGCGCTCTTTCTCTGCGTCCGACATGCCGCGCTTGAACTGCGTGCCGTCAAGGCCCAGTGTGACAAGGAATGCATCGATTACGGTTGCCGACATGTCTACACCCCAGGTTTATTTATGATGCGCTGATTGTGGTTATCAACGGCGATAATTTCGAGCATATCGTAAAGGTCTTGCGTCCCATACACGGTATCAATTTCGTGCAGAGTCGCAAGACCTTTCGATATAACCGTGCCGACTATTCCCGGCACGTTGGCGTATGCAATCAGGCGACCCGTGTTCCCGCTCCCGGCACTGACGCCGAAGTCAACAGCTCGCCTGAAATAAAAGGTTGTACGTGCAGCATCAGCGCAGCCTTCTGCAATTGAAAGATGGTTGCCGCCTCTTCGATGTCGGATTCAACGAGCGTACGCGTTGCCTTGTCTTGCACCGACTGAACGCAGGAAAGCAATTCATCCATCAGCGGTTCCGCGACCTCAACTGGGATTTTGCCGATAGCGGACGTAGCCATCGCGGCCACGCCTGCCAATCCGCGTTCCATGGTCTGCTCATCGATTTCGATGCCGGAATTGAGCATCGCGAACAGAACACGGGTTGCCCACTTATGCGCTTTTCGTGGCGACATTTCAGTGATCAGAAATGTCTTCCCAACGTCACGACCAAAGGTCGCCTTGAACGTCTCTTCGATAAGGGCCATGGTTACACCGGCGCTTTCGTCATCGATTCCCAGGTGATTTCAAACGTCCGGGGCTGCAACGTTTTCTTCGCGGTCGAAGTCGGCGTAACGTCGGTAAGAAAACCTTTCGTCATCGCGTTTTTTTCGTTGGTGCCCTGAACAAACAGGGTGCCGTCGAAAATCAGCGCTTCGTTGTTTGCCTTCTGATGTGCCAGGACGGTATCGAACATACCGACTGAATCGCTGTCGGCTTGCAGCGTGATTGTCATGATCGTGGGGAAGGGTACGTAACCACCCGACAGTTTGCCGTCAACACCCATGTAAGTTTCGACAGGCTTGACGTTGTCGACGGCGAACGAATCGTCGGTGGCGTAACCTTGGATTGCCTGCGGAACCGGGAACAATCCGCGAACCATCAGCAGCAATGCACTGTTCGCGGTGGTAAGAGTTTTATTTGCCATTTTCAGTTGCTCCGATTATTGAACCAGCAGGGATGCCAGCTTCATTTTTTGAATCGATCCGCCGTCGCAGTACCAGAACGTCATGACGGGAGTCTCACGGGCCGCACGCGCTGCACCACCGGGGTCTTTGATTTGCAGATACCAGCCACGAGTGGACAAGACGCCGTCGATTGGCGTACCTGCCGCCGAATTCACAGCGACCACTTGTGCGCCTGTCAGCGATACGCCTGCACGGATCGAACCGAAGTTCAACGCGCTGTTGATCGGCGTTTGCAGCACGGTCTCGATGGACGCGTATCCCTGGCTGTTGTAGGGAACGGAACCCGACGCGGCCAAGAAATCCATCAGTGTTTGCTGGAAGTCGGCGTTGAGCTTGATTTCGTTGGCGAACGAATCCAGCCATTCGAACCGGCCGGAAATCTGGCCGTTCTGGATAAAGCGGAAAGCCTGCTGCGAGGTCGCGTAATCGCCGTAGAAGTTGTAGCCGTTCTCAATCAGCGTGTCCGCGATGGTGCTGTCTGCCACGCCTGCGACCAGACCACCTTGCGATCGATACGCGAACGTCGTACGGCCGTTGGTGCGGGCGAAGTCGATACTTGCCATGTAACCCAGCGCGAACGCCGCCAGCGGGCGCACAAGGCTTGCCATGGTGACGCCCAGCGCCGCCGCTTGTGCGGGGTCGGCATTGAATGCGATACTGCCCGACAGCTGGAGCGCGGCGACTTGCGGGCCGAAAGCCGTGGTGTTGTCCTGCTGCGAGCCTGTGACATCGGTGTCCCAGCATGCGTAGCCGAAGCGGTCCTGCTGCTGACTGGTCCATGTGGCGAACAGCAGCTTGTCGGCGGTGAGCGGTTCAAACACGGTCATAAACGCCGCCCAATTCAGCGCCTTGCCAATCAGAGCGTTCATGAAGCCGCTAGGCACCGCTGCGATTGCGCCTTGCGACAGCACCGCGCCGGTTGCAGCGGTCAAGCTCAACGCGATGGCGATAGCGCCAGCGCCGTATGTGATGGTCGATGCCGCGCCAGTCGTGCCAGATACTGCCTTGAATGCGTGCAATTGGGCGTCAAACGTGAACACGGGGCCAGCAGTGAACGCCGTTGTGATGATCGTTGCCGCGTTGCTGAAACTGGTTGCACCTGACAGATTGATGGAGGCCGAAGTTTTTAGCGCACCGTCAACCGTGACTGTCATGACGCCGGGGGTGATCGCTTGCAACTGGGCGAGCGTCATCGAAGCCAGCGACGCGCTACGCAGGTACGCGGCCACGGGGGCAGTTGGGTACTGCGCAAACAGCAGGTTGGCAGGCTTCTGCGTGCTGTTATCGAAGCCTGCGAAATAGACGGCCGCAAGGCTCGCTTCATCCGAAGTGGGACCGTAGAAATCCGAGACGGCAATAGCGTCGGAAAATTGTGCGATCGTTCCGATTGGATTGGCGGTCGCAGCGGTGAGAATCAGGCCGCTGAGGGCAAGCGCTGCGCCACCCGCACCGATAACGCCGGGGATAATTTCAACAAGTTTTTTTGCTGGGATAGACATTTTAATTGGCCTTAAAGGGGTGGGTAAGTGGCGTCAACGCTCACGATGTCAACTTCAAGGACATCCGCAAACTCTTGGGCAACCGTTGTTACAGGGTTGAATTGTAGCACTGCGGTAAGCATCCATCGTTGGGCGTAGTTCTCTTCCCCCGTGACCAGGGCCGACTGAGTGGCATCGGTACAGAAAAGAGGCTGGCAACCATACGACAAAAGGAAGTCGCACGCATAGCCGTCACGCCAAAGCATTTCGATTTCGGTCGCATGGTCGCTTGACAGTGGCCCGTAGCAATCTACTTGGATTGAATACTCGGTCGACTTTTTAATGGTGCGTTCGTCACCGTCTGCATCATAGGTGGTTTCGTTGGTGGCAAGGCGGCGCTGGCCCACCGCGGTGATTGCAATGAAGGCGTTTTCTGGCATCGGCACCCCGTTGCCCAGGCCCTGTACGACCTCAACGCCGCTGATAAATGACAGGATGAACGCACGCAGCGCGATGAACAATGGATCGTGTGTCGGGCTGATCATTGCAGCACCACCCCGACCGCGCACCACGTGTCCCAAGTCTCAAACACGGAGACGACATTCCAGTCCTGATCAGCGCCGCCCGGCACTTGCGGGAAGGTCAGGACATCGCCGCCGGTCTTGTCGGTGCGAATGATGCCCATCCAATTCCCGTAGAGATAGACCTTGCGCATGATGCCCGTGATATTCAGGTTGTTCATGTGCCGCAGGTCGCCGCCGCTCAACGCTTGAATCTGCGCCACGCCGCTAACCGTGGCCGCATACGTCGGCACCTGCTTGCCGTTGGCGCTCGTGGTGTAGCCATTGCTGCGCTTAAGTGAAATGGTTCGATCCGGGTTGATTGCGGTAATCGTGCCCCGCACTAGCGCGTGTAGATTCATCACTTGACCTCATAAGAAATGCTGTTCAACAGGTGGCCAGTGTACACGCCAATTTTCGTTGACGCGCCGCTGTAGTCGTCACCAGCAGCCACGCGGGCAGCAGCTTGTCCCACAGTCGCGCCGGTAACGTTCAGGTGCGGGTTGTCGATTCGCATTTGGCGGATCATCAAAGTAATCGGGGATAGCTGCGGGCCGGGGATGGTTTCAAGGGACACGCGCAACTGATTGCTGATACCCTCGCCCATTTTATTTAGGGCGTCGGTCACATCGAACCCGTTGCCTGCCAGGATGCGCGCCAGCGAATCGCCCCATCCGGAGGACTTCGCAGCAACCATGCCGCTGAAGAATGGGCGGGGCGGCGCTGACTTGGTGCCGTAGTTAAGCCACCATGCGACCTGCCCGACTGAGGTTCCCGCTTCATCCGGATATGTCGCGCCTTCAAGGAAGCCAACGCGTAGCACGTGCTTGCCTTCGATTTGTTTAGCGATTTCGGCTAGCTTAGCTCGGAGCGCTTCGCCGCCAGTTAGGCCCGCTGCGGCCACATCAGCACCGACAGGCGCGGGGATACGCTACACGCATCGTGCGGTATTTGGCAGTCATCTGCCAGTAGGTCGCGCCGTATTGACTTTGCAGCCACCATGCCTCTTTGCCGTACACCGCACCCATATCGAGCGTTGCCGACACGGTGCCCTCGGTGGCGCTGCTGACGCGGCCGACCTGCCCTGCTGTCGATCCTGCGCCACCAGGGGCAAGGACGCCTGCGAGCAGTGCGAGGTGCGCGGTGATCATGTTAAGCAGCATGGCGCGTTCAGTGAGGTCGCGCACCAAGCTAGTTGGTGTGTTCTTGAGCAGCAGCGTAGCTTCATTGAAAAACAGTTGGAGCATGCCGGGGTTCGCGGTATTGTACGCAGCAAACTGCGGATACCGCGCGACGAATGCTGCAACATCAAATGTGACTACGCCGCTAGTCATTACGAATTACCTGCGATGGCTTTTGCTTCTTTGGCGGCAGCCTTGTCGGCGGCGCTTGCTGGTGCGCGCACAGGGACTGGGTTACGTTCCGCTTGTTCTTTGGCTTGGTCGAGTTGTTTCTCGTCGGCCGGCAGCAGCTTTTTGTCTGCTGCCGGTACGTCCGGGTTGATTGCCTCAAAACCAGTTTTCTCGCCCTTCAGGTCGTCAGCCATGGCCACCAGATCGGCCACCTTGTCCGTTTCGTAGCTGAAAATGGCTTTGGATACGAATGGGCTGAATTCGCGATATTGCGCGAACAGAAACGCCGCTTCGTTCTCATCAACGTAGGTCAGGCCGAAGCCGCCAGCGACGAGCGATTTGTTAACGCCGTTCAGTTCGATACCTTGACCTTGCGTGCCGTTGAGGGTGATACCGTTTGGAAGTTTGCAGCCAATGAGAGTGTTCATGATGTTCCTTTGAAGGATTGAAAACGCCCCGCTGTACAAGCCGGGGCGGTGTTCGCTTTAGATGCCCAGCTCTTGGGCAATCGCGAATGGTTGCAGGATGATCGCGCCCCAGGTGCCGCCCGACTTCTTCTGCTTGAATGCCGACGTTTCGACCACGATAGCGTGTGCGCGCATCTTCTCGGTGAAAGCACAGTAGCCGACATCCTGGCCGTCGATGCTTTCCGCGATCAGTTGCATCAGCTCGCCCGACGCCGTCGTGTACTCAACCGCGACTTCAACGGTCATGTTCGGGTAGTTCTTTTTCAGCATGTCGAGCACGCTGACGTTGAACGCCGTAACCTTGTTCAGTTCGGTGGAGCGCAGCGGCGACATGCACAACTTGAGCTTGTCCGTCATTTCGATAACACCGTTCGACTGCAACACCAATTGGGTGTACAGGCGTTTGATGTCTTCGTAGACTTCATTCGCGGTCGCCAGCGGCCATGTGAAACCACCGGCCGCTTTGGTAATTGGCGCGATTGGCGTGACCAGGGACGGATCATTGAGCAGGCCGTAACATTGCAGACCAGCGACGCCATAGAAATAGGTTTTGTTCTGGAACTTGTTCATGATCATCGCCGAAGAGATGTTCAGGCGCGACGCATAGTCGATCTTACCTGCGCCCATTTGAGCGAGTTGCTTTTCGCCCCATTGGGTATTGGCTTGATAGTGGTACGACTGGCGTTGAGGCCAGTTGATGTTTGCCGTGATCTGGCCGTTGCTGCTGTAGTCGCCGTAGCTCGATACTTCACCAGCCGATTCCGCAACAGGGAAGAAGGCAGTCGGGGTAATCCAGTCGCCTTTCTTGTTCTCGCCCAGGATTTCAGCCCCCTTGTTTTTGGTCACGAGAACTTCGATCAACTTTGGGTCAACGTAGTTCGTCAGGAACGCCGGGATACCCGAGTTCGAAACGGTGATCAGGGCTGGCATGGCGTCCATTGCCAAATCCGCGTCCTGTGCCAGTTCAGGTGGGATGAAGCCCGACATCTGGCCACCGACTGCTGCCATGTTCAGGTGGATACCGTAGACGCGGGCCGCGTGCGCAATTGCGCTGAGTTCTTGAATGCGTTCCATGGTCTTAGTCTCCGTAGCCGATTTTTGCGATTTCGTTGATGAGGGCGACAGACAAAACCTTGAAGTTGGTTTCAATCCAGTCGGTGCCGCTCGCTGCTTGCGCAGTGATGGTGCCCGGCGAAGTGCTCAGGGTGTACGTCCCCGTACCACCAGTGCCAGTGCCCAGGGCAGTGATGTAGGTGCCCGCAGCAACTCCCGCACTCGTGATCGCTTGGCCGACCTTCAGCGGCAGCGCTGGGGCGACGGTCACGGTCATCACGTTGGTGGCAAAGGACGCCGTGAACGTGTTAGCCGCGATGGTCGCGCCTGCTGCTGCTGCCGTTGCCGTACCATCCAGCAAGTTAGCGAATACCTTCTGACCACGGGTTGCACCGGCCAGCAACATCTTGCACCAGAAATCGCCACGGGTGAACAGTTCCATTGCCTGGAATGGCAGGATGGTCATACCCGCTTCGGACAGATAGACCGTGTTCAGGCCCTGCTGTTCGTTCGCGACGAAGCCCGATGCGGAACGCACCAGACCGTTGGCCACCAGGGCGGCGTTGTTGTCGACACGCTCGCTGCCGTCCGTCTGGTACGAAGCCCAGCCGAAGCGGGCCACGATGACGCCCAGTGCGCCCGAGATCAGGCCACCAGGGCCGGTTACGTACAGCGCGGGTGGGTTGGCGCTCGCGAAAGAGCCTTCAACCCCCGGCGCTGGTTGCAGATTTACCTGCTTTTGGAAGCCACTCATTACGCACCACCTTTCATTGCAGTTGCGTTAGGAAACATGGTCGCGAAAGCGTCTTTACCGCCCCGCGCATCTTGTGCAATCTTGACGACTGGCACGCTACCCTTTTTAGGCAACATGCTGACCATGGCTTTGTAGGCCGCTGGCGGTACGCCGCTCAGATCGACTTTGGCCGCGTCGAGCGCCAGCTTGTACACGTTTTCAGCGCTGTCCTGCGCGATGGCAAGCACGCCGATGTGTGGCTCAACGTCGCGTTCAGCTTGTTGGATGGCGCGCATGTTGGCGATGGTGTCGGTGGTCGCTTTGGCAATTGCCGCGTCCATGGCGGGTTTGTCCACTTTGTCATCCTTTTTGTCGTCGTCTTTCTTCACGAAAGCCGGGGGTTCGTCATCTTCGTCCATCGCGCCGCCGTTGATCAGCGCCATGATTTTCGCTTTGACTTCGGGAGTGCAACCGGCAATCGATGCCGCCAGACCTTCGTCATCGTCAACCGCCAAGTCAACGCCTTCTTCGCCGCCCAGCGCATCGAGCAGGTCAACGAGCCCGGATAGGTCCGCGTCTTGCGCCAGCTTGTCACCGAAGTGCTTTTTCACCAGGGTGACGACAGCATGTTTATCTTTCGCAGTTTTCAGGGAATCGACACTGCCAGCAATGGCCGTCAAATCCGCGATCTGTGCGTCCTGTGCCAGAACCGGCCCGACACATGCCAACAGGCACGCGCTGAGAATGGTCTTGGCTTTTGCCGACAGCTTTCCTTTTTTCATTTCGGGTTTCTCCAAAAGTTTCGAATCACCGACCACGATATCGTGGCCGGCCCTTCCTGCTTCAACGAGTGCAACATGGTTGCCCTTGATGTTTCGCATTATGCCATCATACGCGACGCCTTCATAAACACCCGGCGTCATGTCGGCATCATAGCTGTACGCGCTCGAAAGCTCGCACTGTTGTTTTGTCTCGATACCAGCAATTGAGTTGGCGCACCAGATGACCAGCGAGTTACGCAAGAATGGCTCATCAAACGTCGCATCGGTCCCTGTGCTACCCACGATAAATTCTTTTGCAGGTGCAGCAGCAGACACGGGGATGTGTCGATCAAGCAGCGGCAGGTTGTTGAACGTGCTTGCGGCTTTCTTCAATTCGTCAGGATGCCGCAGAAGCATATAAACTTTGTCCGCATCCAAACCAAGCCCATCAGCGTTGGGTATCTCGCTGCCGCGATATGGATTGACGATTGATTTCGAAATGTTGGATGCAGCAACGTGCATCTTGCCGAACTTATCGACACTGCGCATGCTTTTATCCATGGCGAAACCATTGGCATGTGCCGCCGCTGCTTGGGCTTCCGCATCTTTTCGGTCTGCATAGCATTTGCCCGAATTGCCCCATTTGAAACCCGCACCACCTTCCGGTAACGTGCATTCCTTGATCGGCATTACCTGATCTCCTTTAAATATTTTCTGCGTGCGGTGACTTCGCGAAATTTCATGAGCGACGCCAGGAGCAGCACACCTGCAAGCACGGTGCTCATATAAACCAGAATGAACCAATTTTCAACGCACATGTTAATCCTCGAATCCCGGAATGATCGCTTGCGACTGGCAACGACAATTAATTTCCTCACCCGGCATAATATACTTGCCGTCGATCAGACACCCTTTTTCAATCTCGAATACCCGACCATTGGCAGCAACGTGCAACGGGCGAGGGTGAACACCTGCACCAGTATGCCGCCATTTGGCTTGGGTCAAACCCAGCGACAACCGGCGAGCCTTCGACATCACAGCAGTCGCCTTGTTATTTTGGTCCCTTGCGATCAGCGCAGCCCTGTTCTTACTCTTTGCACCTAATGCAAGCAATTCATCTTGCAGCGTCTTCAGGTCGCGCCCGGCCTGCACGCTGCGCATCACAGCACCCTCAATTGCGGTGAACTGCTGCGAGGGTATCGACTTAATCAACGCGACGTTCTCACCCACCACCGACGACAGCGCATCACGCATAGCCGGGGTTTGCGTGAATGGCACCGTGAACCCTGCATCTTTCAACGCCTTTTTCATCGTGCGTTCGGCTGCGTCCTGCGATTCATTGGCGAATGCGTCAGCGATGACCGTAGCGGCTTCGTTGAACTGCTTGATCCAACGCCGGGCGAGCTTGGACATGACTACCCGCAGCGCGTTAGCTGGGGCCGCGTCTATCGCCATTGCGGGTGGGTTGGCGCGATACGCAGCGCTCAGCCAATAGACCACGGACTTATTCATGGCTTCCACCAGCGTATCGAGACGCCGCCTGTACTTGGCTTCTACCCCAAGATTGGGCGGCACTGTGCGCAATGTGATGGCTTTGCCAGGGGCGCGCAGCTTCATTCGTCGTCGTCCGGTAACGGGGTGTCGTCTTCGGGGGGTTCGATCTGAACGCTCATGTCCAAACCGTTGTACCCGCTGTCCTCATCGCTTGCCAGTTTCTGGCGCACTTCTTCTGCGCTGATGACCCCATCTGCCAAATAGATCGCAGCCGTCTCAGCGTCAGCTTTGCGATTGCCCGCGATCTCGGTTTCGTCAGCTTCCCACATCGAAACGAAGTCAAAATCAATTTCAGGGTCCACGTCGCCCCACTTGGAAAGCTGGATGATGTCGATGACCGTTTTCAGGTTCGCCCGGAAGGTGATCTCTTGCATGTCGTGCACGTGGTCATAGAACGTTCGCAGTTCGCCGTCTGTGGAAGCGTTCAGGCCCGTTGGTGTGACGCCCAGCAGGATCGACAGCGGCATGCTTGACACGCTTGCCATGTGCTCTTGCGCCTGCGCCTGCAACGCGTCCAACGTGGTCAGCGGTACATTGAATTGGAAGAATTCCTCAGTCTCGTTATCCAGCATCATCAACGCTTGGTTATCGCGCATCTCCGTGTACAACTGGGCGCGTGCGAGCAAGTCTTCGCCTTCGCCGCCGGATAACACTGAATCCATGTTGGTCTTGATGCCGCTGGTGCTGAAGTTGCTGATGATCTTGTTGACGCTGGTCCGCGTCTTGATCCAGTTATCAACGTACGGCTTGGCAAGCTGCGACATGGAGATGCCACCGAAGTTATACGACGGCTTGAGCATATCGGGCACGGGGCGACCAACGAACGTCAGCAGACGCGATGCGTGCACACGCTGGCCCATGACGAACCATGTGCGCGGCGCGTAGTAGTCGTCCGCCATTGGATTCGTTGCGCTATATGCATTCGGGTAGGTGTACATCGGTTCGATAATTTTGAACTTGCGCAGCTTACCCTTTAGCGTCGCACCCGACATGAACAGCGGGTTTTCCAACACCGGTCCCGCTTGGTCGCCCAGGTCAATGAATAGCTGGCCGCGACCAAAGAAGCCGTCGAGCTTGGCCGCTTCGCCGAACAGTTCGCGGACGTTCAAGCGCCGCAGTTCACTTTCGATTTCCGCCATGCGTTCGGACTTATCGCCGTCGCCAGTGCTGCGTAGCTCAATCCATTTGCGTGTCATCGCCATGGCCGTTTTTTCAGACAGCATGCGGTATTCAGCAATCTGCGTCCATTGAGCAAGCACGGGGTAGCCGGGGAACGCTTCAATGCAACCCATGGATTGATTGGCGTAGCGATAGGCGTCGCTGATCGCGTCATCCATCGCCAGCTTGTCGGCTTCGGGGACGACGCCGGGCATCATGTCGGGCGGTCGGTAGCGTTCAACCTGCGCGGGCGCTGCGTCACCATCGTGCAGCATGCCACGCACCCATGTTCGCAGGCGCGCACCAATGCGCATGGGTTCTTTCTTTTTGATCATGTTCACGCCTTGTTATGGGATTGCGAGATTTTACGGGTTGATATTAAATTGCACCACGCAATTTTTAGTAGGCGTGCTGCCGATGGCGTACATGAACTTACCGCTTGGGGCCATAGCTAGTTTCTGTGGGCCTTGACTACCTTGTGTCGTTGTGTAATTTGGATCGGAGCACACATTGATGGGGGTTTTCAATGCAAGCCCACCATCCGAATTATTACGATCCCACTGGCGAATACGCTGCCCGTCGCTTTCTGGCGCGTACACGCTTAACTGATTCGGCGCTATCACAATATACCAAAGACCATTCCCACCGGGGTATGTGGTCGCGTTGCTCAGATTGCCGGTCGTTAGATTTCGATCCATGCGTGACACTGTGCTTGACGCGCTATCGTTCGCACTGTAGACGAATTTACCATCGGCAGGAATCATCAACCATGCGGGTTGCGTGCCACCACAATTAAAGCTTGTCTGCCCAGTCATCGCTGTAATAACGCCCGTGGACACATTATGTTCATAACAGTAAATCAGTGCAGTTGAGAACGTCCCAACATACAAATGATTGTCAAATCGAACAATGCCAATGGGGCGGCTACCAGATGCCCCCGTAGCGATATCACGAGTAGCAAGTGGCGCAGGTACTCCAGTGGAAGTATTACGCGAGAAGCAGCTTACTTGGCCGACTGCGCCATAGTTTTTGCATGCAACGTACATGAAGTCTTCGTTGGCAGACATCACTAAAGAGACTGGTTCGCCCGACGTATCGTAAGACCACACTGCAAGTTGCGTCAACGCACCGGATGTGGTGTTGCACGAGAAGCAGCGAAATTTATCTGCACCTGTGCACGGGACATAGAGGAATGTACCTGCTGCGTTAAACGTAAAGCTTGCTGGCCCGTAGTTGCATGCCACATACGGAATAGTCGAAGGTGTGGCTACACCCGTGGCTTGATCTATATCGTAGCAATAGATCCGACCACCATTGCCAGTACAACCAACATACATGTGCTTACCATCTGGTGAGATGGCAATTGCCACTGGAGATTCACTCACAAGGTCCAACACTGGCGTTGAGGCCATTGCGAGCGTACCCGAGCCCGGCTGACGCGGCGAACCGCGACCACCAGCGCCGCGCATTATGCATACCCCGCAAGACGCCATTTTGACGTAACCGAATTCCATTCAAACCAGACCGACAACTTAATGTTGGCACCGTAAGTAATGGTCGTTGGTTTGGTCAACGACGAATCTTCAAATTTCGTTCCCCAGCCGATTGTGCGATCAGCAGTCGCGGCGGTGAAGTGAAACGTTAGCGTGTCACCTTTATTTGGTGCACCAGTCAAGTTGGTGGAAAGATCGGTGATGTTAGCGCTGACATTCAGGCATTCGATTAGATCGTAGTTGTCGGAACTGTACGTCGGGGAACCAATCGCACCCGACAACGCATTAACACGTGCAACATAGCGCTTGTTGGTCAGCGTGGTTGTCGATGTCGCACCCACGCCACCCAGGTTAGCAAGGGCCGTTGCCGCGTTCGCCACATCGGACAAGTTGGCAGACTTCAGATTGTGCAGGGTCGCCGCTGCGCTTGCTGCCGCCGCTGCCGTGGTGCCCCCGAGTGCTGCCAGGGTGATCGCTGCTTGTGCAGCTGCAAGCGCAGCTCCTGCCGTGGTTCCACCCAGGCCCGCCAGCGTGATCGCCGCCACCGCCGAACTGATTTCCGTCTGCGCTGCTGCGAGCGCCGCCGCTGCCGTCGTGCCCCCTAAGCTGGCCAGGGTGATCGCTGCTTGCGCTGCACTGAGCGCCGCCGCTGCCGTTGTCACCCCCATATTGGTGCGCGCCGTTGCTGCGTTGGTCAGGTCCGACAGATTGGCTGATTTGACCAGCAAACCCGAGATATCCGTATCGCCGCCGCCCCCACCACTTCCGCGTGCAGGCCAGCTCATTGGACCCGCCATACATCGGCAGCAGCGCCGGTAAAGCGTACGTGACTGACAGGGGACACCAAGCCGATATTGATCATCCCGGCTATGGTAACGTCGTAGGTCGGCGTGAACCATCCGCCAGCAACACCGCCATTCGTGGACAGTTCGATCAATCGCCCACCATCGGCGCTGCTGAGAGTCACCGTGACGGGGAATTCCATATCGCCCACGGGGACCACTAAGGGCGTGGCATTTACGAGCGCAGCGGTTTTAACGAGATTCATTTTTGGTCGCTTTCGTTTAGCGGGAGCAGCAGTTAGCGCCACTCCCGCCAGGGGTTACAGTTTGCCGAAATTATCTTCAGGCGCGTTCACATCAGGTGCGGGAGGCTCAATCATATCGCGGTATTCTTGGAAAAACCCTTGCACGAGTTGCTTTCCCGCGTCCGAGTTGATGAACGACAGCATGCTGGTTGGTACGTGCTGCACCATGCCACCTAGCCATTTCGTCTGATCGTCGGTCAAGTTCTTCATCAGGTAACCCCTGATCGGAGCGGACAGCAGCAGCACTTTTACTGCTGCTGCCGGGTCGTTCCGCATGAGGGTGTTCAGCGTGTTCAAAATCATTTGGTTAGTCATATCATCCTCTTGAAAAAGAAAATCCCGCCGTAGCGGGACAGTGTAGCGCAAATTTCAGCGCTATTAGTTGACGCGGGTATTTGCAGCGCTGGCGGTTTGCCCGGCAGTGCCCTGAACGCCAAAGTTGATGTTGCTTTGGGTCTGGCGCACTGCTTGGATGTCGCCGGCCAGATTGTTGACAAGCGCCGACAGGTTGGCCAGAACCTGGAACTGCTGCTGTTGCTGTTGCTGCGCTTGCAGGTTGTTCTGATTTTGCGTCACGGTTTGCGTTACGTTGACCTCGGTTTCACGTTGACGGCGGTTGCCGTGCTCGTGATTGCGCAGTTCGATGATTTCGGCTTGCGCGGTCGCCAACTGACGATTGAGCATTGCGTCGTTATTGGCGATGATCATGCCCCGCGTCAGGTCGCCGTCAGCCTTGATCGCGGTTGACAGCGCGTACTGATTCGCTGCAACTTGGCGTTCGATGGCCGCGGCGTTCTGACCAGCCAGGATTGCGCTGTCCTTGAACGCCAGGGCGGTAGCGGTGCCGGTGCGTTCAACGGCAGTCGCCACTGCTGCGGTATTGAGCGCAACTTGCACGCTCAGATCGCCGATACCCTTCGTGACCAGGGTCTGTGTTGCTGCGGCGTTCAATGCACCTTGGGTGTTCAGGTTGCCGGTGGTCAGCGCGACTTGCGTCGCAACTTCGCCGTTGCCTTTGGCAATCTCAACGCCCAGGGCAGCAGCTTGGGTCGCGCTTGCCAACTGGATAGCGGCAGCTTCGGTAGCACCCGCCAGTTGGGTAGCCGCTGCGGTGCGTTCGACAGCGGCCTGGATTTCCCTGGCGCTTTCGGCGTCGAAGCGGGCCATGTTCAGGCGCTCGGATGCGGCCACGCTTGCCGCGATGTTGTGGTTGACACTATCGAAACCGGAGGTCCAAAGTGCGGCCCGTACGGCTTCGGATTGATCGAGATAGATGCGTTCGTTGAGGTTATCCATTTTTCACTTTCGGTTGGTTTTGCCGTATTGGCGGTAAAATAATATAGACAATAAGTCATCATAATTCCGACCAATCAAAGATGGGTGCCCATGCAAAAGCGAATCGAAAGCGATACGTGTGACCTCCTACGCGCACAATTCAAGCTGGGCAGAACCATAACGGCGCTGAACGCCGAAATCATCTGTGGGATTGACGTACGCAACGCACGGGAATATCTGATCGCGCTGCATGCGGCAGGCGAAGTGCACATCAAGGCGTGGCTTCGTGATGCAAAGGTCGGCCCGTGGACCCCTATCTATATATGGGGGTGTGGGCGCGACGCACCGAAGCCACGCCGAAAAATCAGGATCTACGTATCCGATCTAGCAGAGTCTTGCTAATAGACATCTTGCCCGGAAGCGGCACAAGACGCGTGTAGGCCCGGCTGAACGCGTCCCCCTGATCTTTATATGTGCCGTTGGGGAAGCTGCGCAATTCATCCTTCAGCGCTTTATTCCAATCGCCGATGACCATATCGCAGTTGCCAACGTTCACTTCAGCTGCCAGCGGCATCGCACGGGTTTCCTTGTCGCCCGATTCAGGCCCCCACACCACCGGGTAGCCTTTCAGCTTTTTGACGATGTACTCAGTCTGCGCGGTTCCGCCTGCACCAGGGTCATCAGGGATGTCCTGCGTGATCTTGCGGCCGTCCATAACAGCGGTGTCTTGAATTTGCTGGTCACGCTCACCCGGCCCCCATTGTCCGCGATGCACCCCGCCGAAGATGACGCGCCCCGATTCTTGGTGCACCCCGAGCAGGCCACCCACCGTGTACGCGCCGCCGTTCGGGGTCGCTGCCAAGTCCCAGCCACGCACCCACTTGATACGGCCAGCGGGCAGCGCTTCAATCATCCTGATCTTGTCGGGCATGAACATCAAGCCAGCGCGTGGCTTTGGTAACTGTTGGAACAGGCTGCCCCAGGTGCGTGCGTCGGCCCTGAACTGTGACCAGTGCTGTTCAGTGAACCACTCGGGCCAAAGCATCTCACCGTACGCACGCCCCAATGGGTCGCTGTCGGTTTCGCATTGCGCTTGAAGGCAAAGCACGGTCCATACGTTGCCGTCTTGGCAAACGATGTCACCGGATTCACCGTCCCAATCAACGGGCAGGATGCGGCCCGACAAGTCATTCTCGTTCCATCTGGTTTGGATAATGAATAGCGATCCGCCCGGCACCAAGCGCGTCTTGATGTCATCTTGGAACGCTGCCCAGGTCTTTTCTTGTATCACTTCGCTGTCTGCCTGCTCGCGACCTTTCACGGGGTCATCGATACCGAGGATTTCGAAGCGATTGCCGGTTGCGCCGCCCAGGATGCCCGTTGCCATGTATTCGCTACCGTTGGTCAGGACGAAGTTATTCGCTGCTGCCGATACATTAGACAGCTCAACGTCCCACAGCTTGGCGTAGCGTGCCTGCGTGATGATGCTGCGCGTGCGGCGACCCATCTTGACTGCGAGCGCGTCCGCATAGCTGAACAGGCCCACGCGTGTCTTTGGGTACTTGCCCATCAGGTACGACGGCATGACCACGGAAGCGTATGTACTGTTGTGAGTCGGTGTCATCGATTTGCCACATAAGAACAGATGACTTGGTGAATCAACCTCAATGCAAACAGTATCTGCGTTTCCAGCGGGTTCAACATCAATGTAGGTGTTTGGCGTCCGATACTGGTCACGCGTCAAAATGGCTTTACGTGGCATACGTGCTGAATTCGCCATGTAGAATGAAACTCGGTACACCGGGCCGCAGTCCTTGCCGTACAGCGTGGCGCGCCCCTCAATCAACGCAGCCTTTACCCCCAATGACCGCACCAACTCTTGCACCATCTCAGCAAGAAATTTATTGGTGTTGCAGAAGGTCGTACATCCGCGTTTCTTGCACACAGTTCCGTCTGTATCGATCAACCCTTGCAGCAGTGATAACCGTTGATCGATCGAACCTCGCATGTAGATTGCTGGGATGTGCTTGTACCCGTAGGTTTTGTGAGGAACATCGTTGATCAGCGCAAACTTTACAAACTCAGCGCGAACGCCAATAACACTGAACAACGTAGGTACTGATGTTGTTCGGGTCGCATAGCCCAGTCGCTCAAGTTCGGCGCGCAACCATGGTTGATCTTCAATAGACGACGTTATCCGCATACCAGCGCTGTTTCCATCGCCTAACCATACACCCAACAAATACGGGTCAATCGGCAAATTTGCATCGGGTAGCTGCAACGCACCACCTTTCAAAATCATTGGTTGTTTGCTGCGTGTACGACAAAGTTCTTTGGTTTCTTTGATCTTGAAAACCTGCCGCTTCCCGCAAAGTCGGACTTGCCATTCGTGATCTTCGTCAGCAACAACGGTGTCCCCACAATCGGTGCTGACATTGTACACAGGGCGATTAATCCACACCGGACTTTTCCACGTGACATTGCACACTGCTCCGGTTTCAGAAAACACCTGATCGCCAACACGCAGCGCGCCCATAGTCGTCCAACCCGTTGGAGTTGGGATAGGTGTGCCTAGCGTGAGTGCCTTCGCGCTGCCGGGCGGCATGAAGATCATCAAGCGACCTCCGTACGTCAAGTAGCATTTCTCTACCGCCTTCAAAATCAATTTGTGATGGGGTGCCAGCATCAATTCGGCCACGGTGAAGTGATCCGCGTCCTCATCTTCAACTGGGCGACCGGGAACGTCTACGTACTCAGCGAACGATATGGGGTCATCCCTGGCACGCCTGCGCCGCAGTAACTCGGATGCGGCTTTGGCACTGGGGGTCATTTGCGCCCTCGCATGATTTCGGCCTCAAGCTCAGCGTCGGTCATCTCTGATTCGTTCTTGATGTTGTGGTTGACCGTCTCTTTGTTCATGCCCAGGTAACGGGCGGCAGCTTCCCTGGCCGCGTCCTTGGATCGCATCAGCAGCTTTGTACCGTGCTTCGTCCGCTCGACACCCAAATATAAGGCAGCAGCATCTTTGGACAGTTCGCGGGTGTCCTTGATGCGTTCGTATGGTTCGCCCTCGCCAAAGCATTCTGGGCAATCGTCGTTCGGTTCACGGCGTGGGTTGAACCCTGCGCCGCCCATCTGGTTGAAATCCTTTTTGCATTGAGCATCGCGGAATTCGTTCAACGTACGTTGATATCGATTTTCGTAGCCGTAGCAATATCGACACGCGCCCTGCCAATGTGCGATGAGTTCTCTAGGGTCGGCACGCAGCACTCTGGCGATATCTTCAACAACATCGGTTACAGATAATTTAGGTTTCGATGAAGTTCCAATTTCGGTCAAAATTTGTTGCGTTTGAGCAACTACGCGATCCAACTTTGTCAGACGTTCGCCTTCCGCCCTCGCGTACACGCCATCATAGCCTGCCCGACGACAAGCTTTAGTAGCGTTTTTGTCTATGAGCCATTCGTAGATGAACGCGTATTCGTAGGCACTTAAGTTTTCCATCTGGTTTCCTCTTTTTGCAAAATAAGAACAGTATATCAGGGAAATCCCTCCGTTTAATTACAGGTAGTTTTACTTTTACTTTCGCGCTTAAATTTAAAAAGATATATAATACTGTAACTTGTAGCTGTAATTAAACGGAAGGATTCCACCAAATGAGCGATCTCCCAAAGACGCGAGATGCCGCGTATGCATCAGGAAGTAAGTTCTACTTTACAGGAAGGGCCTGCAAGGCGGGCCATATCAACAAGCGTTACACGAGCGGTGGGAACTGCGTTGACTGCATCGTAGGCGCTAAGGAAATCCAGCGGGTTAAGAATCGCATCCGCGACCGCGTTCGTATCGCACACGCCAGCAAGGACACGTCTAGCTACACCCTGAGCATCCGTCCGGAGTGGTTCGAGGCCTTCGAGCATCTTAAGGACATCATGAATGGCGCCAATGTAGAGCAGACCGAGCGAACATGGAGCATGCTCGAAAGCATGAAAAAGGAATCCAAGAATCCGTTTATCAGCGCCACCGACCCTATCAGGGCCACACTTGCTGTAAATAAACATGTCATCCTAAAGACCGTCGTCTACAAAGATGGCCGGGTGACGAACCTGCCCATGCTCGATATCCGCGAACAGACGGAAACGTCGCCCGCGCTGATCAAGTTGAACGGCCAGCTGTATGAGGGCACGCTGATCATGGATTGCCTGCGCGGCACCCGTGAGTTGGTGCACCCGTTCAACGCTTCCCAATGGCTCTACGACAACCCACCACACTAAGGACTGACATGACCTAACGACATCCGACCCACTGCGTATACACCAGAATACTAGAAGCAGGTCGCCGGGAACCTTTAGAACCTCCGGGGAGAAAACCACTTAACTGTGGTTTTTTTACAGAAGTGTTGACACGGATACCGTGCCTTGCTATAGTTCACCTACACCAACTGGAGAACACATCATGTCGAAAACACTGACCCTTGCAGCAATCGCCCTGCGTGATATTGAGAACTACCGCCCTTCTAAAGCAATCGAGTCGCTGCATGAATCGGGTGCAAAGTTTGCGTCAAAAGCCCACCACGATGAATGGATTTTTCCGGACGGGTCGGCTGTAGTTCGCAGCTACGATGGGGTGTTTTACGACCTCAAAGCAGCATTGGGGCTCGCATGAGCACCTACCGCGTGTACATGTCAGCACGTATGGCGGCAACAGGCGAGCAGGCCGCTGATGTCACCCTCTGTAACCTTTCAAGTGAATTTGCGGAAGATTTCGTTGAGACACTTAATGCAAGTTCGACGGACGAAGCTGTCCTATCAATCCAGCGTAGCTTGCGCGCATTGTACGACGGTCGCGCCCTGCTGTTCGTCTACATGAAAGAAGAAACCAAATGAAACTGACCACAACATTCAACTTGCTGCGCACCAAGCACGCGTGTACAGAAGGCTATCGCAAGCTTGCCAAGCACTTGGGTGGCGTTGAGGCGTACGGTGAGGACAAGGAAATCAACCTGTTGACGATCCTTGATTCAAACGGCTTCGATGACGCTGTTTGGTGCTTGCGCGCCACTGTGCAAGATGCTGACAACATCAAACGTTTGATTGCCTGTGATTTCGCAGAAAGCGTTTTGCACATCTTCGAATCTAAGTGTCCCGGCGACGACCGTCCCCGCAAAGCCATCGAGACTGCACGTAAGTTTGCGCTCGGTGAGGCGACGATAGGCGAATTGCGTGCTGCCGCTGATGCTGCTTATGCTGCTGCTGCTGATGCTGCTTATGCTGCTGCTTATGCTGCTGCTGCTGCTGATGCTGATGCTGCTGCTGCTGATGCCGCTGATGCTGCTTATGCTGCTGCTGCTGATGCTGCTTATGCTGCTGATGCTTATGCTGCTGATGCTGCTTATGCTGCTGATGCTTATGCTGCTGCTGCTTATGCTGCTTATGCTGCTGCTGCTGATGCTGCTGCTGCTGATGCTGCTGCTGATGCGCGAAAAGCAAAGCGTGCCCAACTGACCGAAATCCTGCGAAAGCATCTGTCATGATCAAAGCCCTCAACTTGTATCTACGTCGTCGGGCGCTGCACAAGCATCTTGAGCGGCTGTCAAAGCTTTTAGCTATGCCAGGAACGTCGCTGATTCAGCGAGAACAGGTTTCAGAAGAATGGCGTACAACCTATCAAGCATTAAGGGGACTCTCATGATCAATCCGAAAACCATCCTCAACAGCCCTAGCACGCTGCCAGTAGAGCGCGCAATCGTCGCAATGGATATCGAGATAGCCAACACGCAAACGCGCCTGGAGACAGCACGACACTTCAAGGGAACCGCCGTCAGCGGCTACGAATCCAAACTGGCCCGCCTGCACACCGCACGCGAAGCCCTCACTAACATCTAGGGGTGCGACCATGAAACGACCCACGCCCGCACAGATCGCCAAGAAGCGACTCAGTGCCAACCTGACTCAACCAGCTGCGGCTACGCTGATCCACAGCACCAAGCGCACATGGCAGGACTGGGAAGCCGGTATCAGCCCCATGCACCTTGGTCTGTGGGAACTGTTCACACTCAAGGTAAAGGAACTGACATGATCAAGCTATTACTCTGGATTGGCTTCGTCGCCAAGAACTACGACGCTGAAACAGTGTGGCCATTCCACGTTGCCACTTATCGGCAAAATACCGTGCCGCGAGCTAAACCACAAAGGGCCACTTTGACAATAAGGAGTGGCACAATGCACATGCCATATGAAGATAATCCCCTCGGTCTACCGTGGGCCCTCGATGAGGAAGCCGCAAGCGGGGAAGTAATCGGATGCCGCACTATTGAAGATTGTGCCGGGCTCGGCATCGCCAATACGCATGGTCTTGCTGACGATGAAGAGGATGCAGCTATCGCAGACCACATCATCAAGTCGGCCAACCTGCACGGGCAGCTTGTAGCCGCGCTGCTCGACGCCAACGTAGCGTTACATGATCTTAGCCCAGTCAATCCTGACAAGTACCACTACGCTCGTGAGAAGGTTCGCGAAGCACTGACCGCAGCCGGGGTGCCATCATGATCCAACAAGCAATCATCGCCCACGCGAACGGCGTCATGCTGGGCCATTGCAGCCGCTTGCCATGCGCAACTACGAAACATGTTTCTCGTTACGGTTGAAGAGATAAAAAATCCCGCTCTAGGCGGGACTCGATTACATCGGGGAAACACAAGCGGGGCGCACTCTGAAGTTTTGCAAGTCGCCCCGCACACCGTCCGGCTTGATTTCCCACCACACTCCGCTAGGCCCGGTCACATGGGATTTGACGAACGTTCCCAGGCGCGCTGGCCCGCGATTCATTCGCACCCGCACCACGTCACCCCGTTTCAATTTAGTCATGCTGATAACCCCTTAGTTAGTTGAGTCGCTAATATAACCGCGTCTAGCGAGATACGCAAGCCCCTGCTCGGTAATAGCGCCTTGCCAATTGATCCATCCTCGGGACTTCAGGTTCCACCAGCGCTGGGTCTGCTGCGGCCCCAGGGGTAACACCTTCGCTGCTCGGAGGTCCGCCAACATTTGGGCGGTACAGTATGGTTTCGGTTGCATACGAGCTTTCAAATATCCATTGTCGGTTAGTGTTCCACATCGGGCAACCTCGCTTTGCCAGCACGCGGCGCAAGGTAGACACCGCAGTCATAGGGGCGCGTACGGCCATGCTCCAGCCACTTACCCCAATGCTGCTTGAAGCGCTTCCGGACAAACCAGATGCCATCCTGGCGCATTGCAAACTGTGTGTTCTCACCATTGCCGACCGTGTATATCTCGTTGCTCATGGCATCACCCAGGGATCAATAGGTTGATCGGATTTGACATACAGCGGGTGGCGTGGGTGGCCGTCCTTGGTGGTGCCCAAGCAGTACAAGCAATTGGGGGTGAGGTCATCGGAAGTCCAACGCAGTATTTGCACAGCGTCAAACACGTAGGGTTCAATCACCTTGTGCTGTGCACCCCACGCAACAATGATCTTGTAGTCACCTTGCGCCACATGAAGTAAATAGTTGTAATTGTCTCGCCCTTGCGCCACACCCAGGCCGACAGCAAACATATCTGCGGGCTTGGTAGCGCGATAGGCAAACAGATTGACCACAACGAACCCAGCACCACGCGCAAAGGTTCGGCAGCGCCTGATAGTCGCGTCATCAATGTCGGCGTCTGCGGTGCTTGGATTGAGCATCACGAACGCAACCCGGCGCATGCTCGCGTCACCCTCACGCGACAGCCAATAGCGATACTTGCCGCAAGGACTGATAGTGGCGCTCATGCGAACACCCGCGCCCGGAATGCCACCCATCGACCCATCACGACATCAACGCGGTCTTGCTTCTGCGCGGTCCTGATAATGATATCGGCCCGGTGCATGTGATCAATCCACACGGTGCACGTACGGCCCCACTTGTTGATGCGCACACAGTGCATATACGCCTTGTGGCAAAGCACCAGCTTCCGTTTCCAACGTCGTTGTTTGCTGCTCATATCAAACCCCCTGTGGCATCATTATGCGCATGTTGCGCTCGGTTACTGCGGCCTGCTGCGCGCTGACGTACAGCGCCGTTACGCTTGCAGGGTCCATGATTTCGGCTGGTGTGCTGTCGCGCTTGACGTACAGCACAGGTTTGTAATTATCAGGCTGCACATAAATTGGCACGCGGCCATCTGGTAACGCCCGGTGCACTTCGTATCCAAGTCGATTCATGACCTCCTTAGCTTTCAACGGCGACAAGGCCCGCTGATTGGTATCCTTCAGTTTCGCCTTGAGCATGTGGTGCGATACGAAATCGCCGCAGAACCCAGGTTCACCCATCACGATCCACTCTTCAATCTCGTGCTCAACGCCGGTACGGCCGTCTACCACCGCCTCACGCGTGACGCTTGTCTCTGGCGCTTCCTGGCATTCACCGGCAGGATTGTAACGCTCGTCAATCTGCATCGTGTGCAGCATCTCGGCAATGTAAGCGTAACCGCCGCCCTCAAGCCACGGGTAAAAGAAATTGCTGAAAAATTGTTTGGTCAGACCGTCGCGCATACGGTCGGCGCGGCTTTGCTGCGCGCAATACAACGAGCAGATGTCCCGCGTGTCATCCTGCTTGCGCATCGCGTCCTTGTGGTTGTCGGTGAACACGAAGTTTCCGACGATGCGCTTTTGAATCGAATCAATACCCTTGAGCGTAATTGATTGATCGCGGCCAGTAATCAAACTCTTCAATGCTTCCATCATGTCGGTGCGGTCGCGCACGCTGTAAATATCATCTGCGATGTACAGCACGTTGTTTTCGAGCCATGCGTTAAAACCATTTTCAATCATGCCGGTCTTAAGCGTGAAAATATACTTATGGCCCAACGCATGCTTCAGACATTCAATCAAAGTCGATTTGCCGTTGCCCCGCGTGCCCTGCACGAACGGTGCCCACCTGAATTTAACGCCAGGGTTTTGCACGATAGCGGCCATGTACGACAACAGGATAAGCGCGTCGTCGCCGTTCGGTAACAGTTTATTCAGCAAGTCCATAAACGGCTTCGTGTCGCCCGGCCTGCGGTCAATCACGGGGGGCTTGTAGGTGTTGACCCACTGCCTGCCGCCGCGCTCGATTACGTCTTGGAACTCAAGGCGTGGGTTGAACTCCGTACCTTCGACACGCGGGAAGTACACCAGTTGATTACCGAGGAAGCCATCCCAGGCTGATTTACTCGTCTTCTGCCCTTCGTTGTCCATCACGAAGCTGTACCCGGCAAACTTGGCGTTGAATCGCGCCTGATCCACGATGTCGCCGTTTGGCAGCAAAATCGAATTGTGGTCTTGAATGTACACGCAGCCTGCGAAGATGACAGCGAAGTCGGCGCGGGCGATGAACGTGTTGTGGTCAATCGCTTTCGGCCCCAGCTTCAAGCCAACAGGGGTTGCAGACGGCATTACCAGCGGCTTGACGTAGTAGGCAGCCTTGCAGTACGCAACGCCCTTCAGGATCGACTGGCGCAAGTACGTGGTGTCACGGCGGCGCGTTTCCCACTTGTCGCGCTTGAGCGCTGATTGATTCATCAGGTGTTCTATGCGCTCGCAGTTCTTGCCCGTCCAATACGCCAGCTCTTTCGCCAGGGCGGCGTCAGCATTCGATGCGCCGAACTCTTTACCTTCATCGGGTGGGTACACGTGTTGCAGCACCTGCACATTGCGTGTCCACAGGTCAGCGAACGCGGCCATAGTCGGTTTGCTGGCGAAGATGTCCCCGGCGTCACCCTTGCGTGTCTGCGACATGGCGCGGCGCAGTAGCTCGTCGTCATCGATGTGGGTGTACCCCTCACACGGTGCTGTGGTCCACCCTTCGCCGCCGTCACCAACTTCAACGTACGGAAAGTAATCTCGGATGAATTCGGGCAGCAGTGCACTTACGTCGTACATCGTTCCGCTGGCCGCGTGACCCAGGCAGATGAAGCGAACTTCGGTATAAAGCTCAATGTTGAGACGTTCGTTGCGGCAACCGTGGTCCGGGGGATTCGGTGCGAACGCCCACCCATGCGCGCCACGGTTCGATATGGACACCTCATATGCGGCAGGAAAGCGGCGCATCAATTCGAGCGCTTCGGGTGTCCATTGACCGTCGGGCGTAACGCAGCCGTCAATGTCAAGGCAGATGATAGGATCGGCTTTGGTGATGACGAAACCAACGCACCAGCCGATAGCGCCCGCAGGAACGGGGGTGCTTGCCGCGATGTGCGCAGCTTCGGTGCAACTGAGCCAGATTGACGGATCATGTGCACCGTGGCGCTTCAGGTTGCGCCAATTGTAGGGATGCTTAATAGTCTTTCCGACGCCCGGAAGCAACAGCACCAATATGAATTGACGGTAGTTGTCCAAGGGCGCAAGGGCACCCGGCAGAATGTACATGTGATTCCCGGCGTTATGGGTTCAGTGTGGCGAGTGCTTGCTTTTGCAGTTCCGGCGAAGCCTTCAATGCATCCCTGTCACGCGTGGCGATGCCGTTGGCGATGATGGGGAGGATGGTTCGGGCGATGGCAGCGCGCATCACGGCGCGGCGCATCTTGTTCATGGTGCCGAAGTACGCCACCACGGAGGCGTTGCTACAGTCCGCCTCCGTGGCGATGTGGTGCAAACGCAGGCCCGAAAACGACTGCTTATTTGCCGCTACAATGGCCGCTTCCAAGATGCTCGCCTTGCGGTCGGCTGGGGTCATGCGTTTCGACATTGGGAAGTCTCCTATTAACTATTTGGTCAGTCTATCACGTGGTTGGCTTCGGCAGCAAAGGTAAGTACGACCAATGGGTAACATATGAATTATCCCATGCTTGCCCGTCGTCGTACGGGTTGTCCCAATAGAAATACGCATCGTAGGTTTCTTCCCACCCAGGCGTGGAGATGCGACGTTCGCCGATGCGTATTTCACCATCAATAATAATCAGAACAGGCGTCTCTGGTGGTGGCATCATTTCATCAACACTGATCCAACCTGTTGGGTGGTAATACGGCGGGGACCATAGCTGCCAATAGATGAACCAGACCCCTAACAACAGGGTCGCGGCCAACGCGATGTATTGCGCAATCATGCCCGCCCCCGTGCCCAGGCGATCAGCGCGGCTTGTTCAGGGCACAGGTGTTCGGCCAGGGTCGCGCCACCGCTTTGCATCTCAGCACGCAAGGCATCTTCGAACGACAGCACCTGCGGGGCCGGGGCCAGCTCTACGCCGCTACGCTTGGCATTGAGCACCGCCATGAACCAATGCGACGCGGCGCGGAAGTTGGGTTCCTTGCTGTTCGCTGCCATGTCCTGCAACCACACCATGAAGCTGTAAAACTGCGCGCCGCCGCTGGTGTCCTCCGGTGGCTTTGCACCGCCCGCGATATCAAAGAGCAGGTACGCGGCGCGCTGCACATCGCTATGCCCGCTTTCCTTCTGTTGTCCCAGCCATTCACGCAGGATCGGCAGCGAGTCAACGCGGGCAGCGGGCGCAATACGCTGCACCTTACCGCTGATGATGGACAGGGCGTCATTTAAGACGCTCTTGGTGGGGCCATCAAACGCTGGGGAGTCGAGCATTGCTTCGACATGCTCGCGGGCCGCGGTGGTGCGTTTGACGGCCTCAGGAACGACGTTCTTTGCGAGGTTGTCGATGACCTTCTGCGTGATCGGACCTTTCTTGCCGGTTTGGATGCCCTCTTTGATGGTGGCCGTTGCCGCCTTTGCGCCTTCTTTCTTGACCAGCTTGAGCGCTGTTGCTGCCGACACGGTGCCGTCTGCAATCATCGCCTTCAGTTCAACAGGCTGCTCACACAGGCGAATCATGTCCTTGACGTGCTGCGTGCTCATGCCGCGTGCTTTGGCAATCTCTGCGTATGAATCGCCAAAGGTGTTCATCAGGATTTTGTATTGATCGCCCAGTTGCGCCGGGGTGTACTTCAGGCCCGACTGCGTGCCCAGCATCATGTAGCGCGCCGCTTTCTCGTCGCCTTTGAATTCGATTGCCTTGATACGCTTGATGTCGTTGCCTTCGGCAATCAGTTCCATGAAAGCGGCAAGACGGTGGTGTCCGTCACGCATGGTCGGCACACCGTCAACCATTTGCAGCTTAACGTGATCGACATCGACCCCGGCGACGATCAGTCCTTTGAGATAGGCGACATGCTCAGGGTAGATCGGGCGGGCGTTGAACCCAGCTTCGACCACGATGACGCGGGGGTCAACGCCGAACGTCGGCACGCTCTTGCCGATGGCGTCGTTTTCTTTGTCTTCAGATGCGGATTTCAGGGATGCGTGAATTTTGGACATGGTGTTTCCTTAGATAGCTGGGTGAATTTCGTTAGCAGGGTGTGCGATGGCAAACGCCAGTTCGCGGGCGGTGTGGTGCTCAAGGCGAGCGCCCTTTGATTTGGTCCAACCGGGCAACATGACGATCATTTCACATGTCATCAGCAGCGGCAGCAGCACGCGCATGCATTCAACCCAGCCGGGCGCGGTGCCAGGGGCGAACACTTCAGCCGGGTTGATGACGAAACAGCCCCGGCTGCGATAGTCGGCCGCAGCAGCATGAAATGCCGGGTGGTTATCGTTCGGCATCCCCGTGATAGGACCCGCGATGTACACGCGGGTGGCGCGCTCGGTCAAGTTCTGCACTTCAGCGCCACCGCGAATAAAGCGGCCCGTCTGGTACACGGTGAATTCGCAATGACGATTGTTCGCCATGCACACGAGCCATTGATTCTTGGTCCTGCGCTCACCGATGATGGTGACGATGCGCCCGGCATCCGTGTGCCACGTTTGGCCCGGCGCTAAGTCAAGCTTGGTCATACTTCCCCCGTTGTGAATTTGAATGCGCCACCGCGTGCGATGACGATCTGTCCGAACTTCAATTGCGCTTCCTCGCGTAGCGTGCCGGTGTACTTCCAACCGTATTCCTTGACTTCCTTCGCCACAAACTGCCCACGCGGCAGGCCGACCATTGCAAGCGTGATCGGCGAATTGTCAATGCCGATAAGGTCGCTTGATTTGATTTTATTGTTCAGTTCTTTGCTGTCATTGCACAAGCCGTACCGAACGAAGCTCTTGGTATCCGGGTCCATCCACGCGCCGACGTTGTTACGCCACAGTAGTTGCCCGGCGTCCGCAGCGTCAAGACGCACCTTGTTGGAGATGGCTGTCTCTGACCAACCCTCGCACTCTGCGAACTGGCGCGGTTCAAAGCCGACACCCAAGCGCTGCAACAGGTCGAGGATGCTATGCGGGGAAAACTGCCAGTCCCGCGCCCACTGGTGCATGATGTCATGCATTTGCGCGCACCCGGCAGGCAAGGCAATCGCACTTGCATGGTGCCGCAAGATTCTTCCACCCGCCACGCGTGCAAGTACCCTCAGCGTTCAGTTCTGCAATTGTCTGCGCGTAGAGTTTGGCCTTACCGTAGGGTTGTTCTGGAGTGATCATCGCCTTGAGCGAGTCAAGTTGCACCTGTATGGCTGCTGATGGGCCCAGCTTACCAAAGACGCTATTCAAGCGCACCTTACGCGCCATGGGGGGTTCAGGTGGGACGACAGGTGTATTCAACCGAGCAGCCATCATGACAGACTGGTCACGGATCGTCGCAACGAAGCCTTCAGCAACAGCAAGGCGTTCCAGCAACTTGTCGTTCTCAACATTGAGAGGTACTTGCGCGTCGAGGAAAGTTGAAAGTACGTGCAGGTGGCGATTGAATTCGATGTTGCCGTGCATCTCGGTCAATCGGAGGATTGCCTTACGCGCTTCGGTGAGAGTGGGTGTCATAGAACTCCTACGGGTGGGTTAGTTCCCGTAGGATATTCCCTACTAACTACGTTGTCAATAATTCTTTGTTGTTTTCTTTTGCTAACGCCAGCAGTTGTGACGCCATGTCGATAATTTCTTCCCGTGGTGTGCCACTCGGTATCGCCAGGGTCAGATGCTCAGTCGATACAGTACGAACTGGGGTGTCAGCAGCGCGCCGGAACTGTTCAATTACTTTCTCGTGCCCGGATGGCCCCGCCAAGATATCAACGTGCGGACGGGCTTCTACGCGGGCGCGTGGGGCACGACGTTTCGCCGGGTTGCAGTAACCTTGCACATCGCTGATGGTGAACAGTTCGTATGGCTCAAGACCGATGCAAATTGATTTGATCGCGTCGGCATCGTTGAGCTTTCCCACCCACGCGGCAACGGGCAACTTTTCGAACAGGGCCGCTGTTGCGTTCACGCGACGATTGATCGTCTTGTAATCCATTTCGTTGATGTGGGTGCAGCGATAGCCAGCAGCGGAATACGCACCCATGAGCATGGTTCGCGCATCCTTGCCGCTGTTCCCGTGCAACTGGAAGACAGCCAGACCAACAGCCAGTTCAAGCTGTATGGCCTGTTTGCGGTTCATTGCTGCGGCGTTGAGGACGCGTGCGCAGGTGTCAGCAGTCAGATTCATGATGGACCTCCCTTGTGTGAATCTTCAAGATAGTCCTTACTAACTGCATTGTCAATACGAGAGGCAACAACATTTACGCCAACGCAACTACTCCATGTGAATCGAGTTGCTTTTGGAGCTTCATCCGTAGCGCGTCAGCATCAACAGCGTTTAATACTTGTGCGCTCAACATGTCCATCCCGTAGGTAATGTAGTGCAAACGATAAATCTCGCTGTCGGTGTATCCCTTATGATCGCGCTGCCATCCTGCCCACAGCGCCAGCGTGTCACGCAACCTCGCTTGCGAAGATGCACGTTCGATGTGCCGCGCTTCTATCGCCCGTTCGGCGTACGCAGGTAGTCCCTGCGGCATTGGGATACTACTTGTGCTGATTACCGCGTCAGCTTCCCCGCGCATCCGTGCCATCGTCTCTTGGCTCAATTCGAACAGATCGCCGTCAACGTACGCGGGTGCTGTGCGGGCGGCAGGTTCGCGCTTGTACTTGCAAGCCGGACATGCCGCGTGTATGCGTTCGTATGGATGGCTGCATTCGGTGCATACGGTCATCGGAATCACATCTTCGTCGCCGTCACGCTGGGCACGAGGTACGGGGCGACCCAGGGTGAAGTCGCGCTTCTGATCTGGCAGTCCGTGGCGTATGACGTTGCCCACATGGTCGATGATGATTGCCCATAGCTTGCCCGCCATCAATCGCAGTGCCCGCCCGAACTGCTGTTTGTACAGGTTGAATGATTGCGTGGCACGGGCCATGCTGACAACTTCGATTGCGGGCAAGTCAAACCCTTCGCCGAATAGATCAACGTTGACCAGCTGGAGAATTTTACGGTTCCTGAAGTCCTTTAGAATCTTGCGGCGCACCGTGGATTTCGTCTTACTGGTGACGACTTCCGCAGGCACCCCCGCTTCACGGAAAGACTTCGCAATCTCGGTAGCCGCTTCGATATCCACCGCGAACGTGATGCCCAGCTTGCCCGGTGCGAGCTTCAGGTAGTGCTTGACCACGTCCCCCGTGATATGGGAATTCTTGGTCGCCTTCGCCAACTTCTTTGGACTGAAGTCACCACCGGGCGACACGTCAACCGTAGACAGATCAAGGTCGGACGGCGGCACATAGACTTTGTAGTCTGTCAGGTTCCCCATGTTGATTACGTCACGCATGGTCGGCGCTAACACGATGTCTTGAAAAATACCGTCGTTCATCTCACCCAGGCCGTACCCGTCGGCGCGCTCCGTCTCAGCGGTGACACCCAGGCCGCGTGCATTGCGGAACAGCGCGACAGCCTTGCCCCATTTGTTGTGTCGCAGCAGGTGGTGCGCCTCATCCATTACCCACAATTTGATACTGTCGAACCACGCTTGCCAATCATTGCCGTCCTTAAGGATCAGCGTGTCCACACTCGCCACGCCGACGCGACTGTTTGGATCGACGTAGTTTACGCCAAGTTCATCAATGTGGGCAGCGGTGCAATCCTTCGCAAGCTCGGATGAACCCACCACACGATGCCGCACACCGTTGCGAGCGAGCGCCATACTGATCTGTCCAACAAGCTCGTGACGGTGCGCGATGACGACCGATGCGCCGGGTTCCTCCGCGATGATCTTGGAGAACAAAACCGTTTTGCCCCAGCCGGTTGCCGCAACGGCTAGGATGAACGACAGGCCACCAAGCCATTTAACGGTAATGCCGCCTTTGACTTGGTTCTGATCGGGGCGAAGCGTAACGATGGCGCTCATTTGTAGCCTTGTAAAATAGTTGTTGACAGTGTGGTTAGTATGCCGCTATTGTGCAGTCTCCGCAACCAAATAATTTAAGGAACCTCAAATGTTCAGTCTCCAAGTTAAAACGATCTTCCGGGTGTTGGGGGAAGCGTTCCTCTCGCTGGCCGCGATGCCTGCCGACACATCGAACAAAGTCGAGATGACTGGCACACAGTATATCGACAAGTTGGACTTGCCTGATGCCGGGCAGACTGCCGCTGTTGAAGTGTTCGCAGTTGCCGCGCCCGTCGTGCCGCCAACGCCAAAAGACGCGGTGTCGATCTTCGCCCCGACTGAAGTGCATTTCACCGCACATACGGAAGTGCCAACCGTCTACATGATGACGGCCAAAGCTGGCGGCGTCACCCGTGAAGCCTTCCACACCAGCGGGTGGACCGACGAGCAACTGATCGAATCCGAGCGCATGACGGTGAGCGGCCCAAACGTTGTCCCCGCTTCTGCGGGTGCCGAAGTGTTCGCGACTGCCCCCGTGGTGACTCCGGTTATTTCGACGCCCCCCGCGCCACCGCCGGCAGTGTCGATTGGTGCGCCGCCACCGCCGCCCGCCGCGTCACCAGTTGTACAGCCGCCCGTCAACGTGGTGGCGACTGCTGCACCGGACGCGCCAACCCCTGCAATGCGCGATAGCAACAACCTGCCATGGGACGCCCGCATTCACGCCAGCAGCCGTACGCAAACCAAGGACGGCGTATGGACCAAGCGCAAGGGCGTCAGCGGCGTTGAATTCGCCCGCGTGTCCGGTGAACTGCTGTCGGCCGCCCCAGCGCCGGTGGTTGTCCCTTTTACCCCGCTTGCGCCGCAGCCGGGCGCGCCTGCATCGGGTGCACCACTTGTTGCGCCTGCGCCACCACCCCCTGCACCTGCCCCGCCTCCGCCCGTTGCTGGGAACACTGACGCGCCGACCATCTTTCCTGAATTCTGCAAATGGTTGACAGCGAAGGGTCTGACGCCACCGCAAGCGGAAGTGCACATCAAGGCGTTCGGTCTAGCTAACTTCGGTGCGCTGGCCCTCCCTGCGAACGCCGCGTTTATCCCGCTGGTGCACGCTGAACTGGCGAAGCAATTAGCATGACCAGCCACGCGATATTAGCCCCGTCTGCTGCCGCCCGGCTGGTAGTCTGCGCCGGTTCGCGTGCAATGGCCGAAGCGTACCCGCAGGAAGAAACCATCGAATCGCGGGAAGGCGACGCGGTGCACTGGGCGGGTGCTGAACTGCTGCGGGGCCAGCAAGTGGCGCTCGGGCAGGTGGCAGCGAACGGCGTCACCTTAACCGATGAAATGATCGACACGGCTACGCAATACGCCAACTACCTGTTCAAGCGACATGGGCGAGTCGATGACGAATGGGGCGGTGGTCACATTGACGGGCAGATAGAGCAACTGTGCGGCAATGGTGCGCTTCATAAAGACAACTGGGGGACGCCGGATTTCTGGCAGTACGATGCAGAATCACACACGCTCTATGTTGATGATCTTAAAAACGGGCACCGCTTCGTTGATGAGGTTCGCAACTGGCAGCTGATGAACTACGCGGCATTGATTGCGCACGAACGCGGCCTGTACGGCGATGATCGTTTGCGAATCACGATGACGATCCACCAGCCACGCGCATATCATCGTCGGGGCGCACATCGATCTGTCACGCTGACGCTCGGTGAACTGCGTAAAGATTTGTCGCTGCTGTCGCTGGCGTTTCGTAACGCCATGTTGCCGAATGCACCCGTTGTCGCTGCTGATCCCGAGCAATGCCTTGATTGCCCTGGTCGCGTGTACTGCGAAGCTGCCATTGCAGCAGGCTACATTGCTGTGGACATGGCATATGATTCGACCCCGCTTGTGATGTCGCATGCGGCGATGAGCAAGGAATATCGCATGCTGCTGCGCGCCGAAACGATGATCAAGGCGCGGCGCGAAGGCATCAAGCAGGCGATTGAATCGACAATCCGACGCGGGCAAGCTGTACCGTTCTTTGGCATGGTCCACAGCAAGGGTCGCCGCGTGTTCATGGACAACGCACGTGAACAGGGCTTCGTTGATATCGCCATGGTCTACGGTGTCACCGCAGTGAAAGAAAAACTCATCACGCCGACGCAAGCTATTGCGCAAGGTGTGCCCGAAGAAATAGTACAGATGTACAGTCACGCACCGGCCGGTGCTGCTGAATTGGTAGTAGACGACGGCACTGATGCCGCTCGTATTTTTGGAGATAATTAAAATGGCTGTCGATATCAATAAAGGCGAATTCCTCACCCCCGTTCTGCGTCTGGTACAGGGCGACTGTTTCGAAGCGCAAACCAAAAAGATGGACGGTTCCCCGCTCATCGGCGACGACGGCAAACCGTACGTCAAGTATTTCATCGCGGCTGCTGGCCGCAAGGGTGATCCTGCTGTTGAAGCATTCAAGGCGCAAATCGAAGCGCAAGCACGCAAGGACTTCGCCCACCTGTTCCCCGGCGGTGTCTGCTCGCACCCGCGTTTCTCGTACAAAATCAGCGACGGCGACGGGCACGATGACAACGGCAAGAGCAACGCCGCCAAGGAAGGCTTCGCCGGGCACTGGGTGTTCCGCTTTTCGACTGGCTACCCACCGAAGTGCTACGCGGCAGGCAAGTACGATCCAATGACCGACCAACTGCACCCAGTCAACGGCCTGAACCCGATTCCACGTGGCTACTACATCCGTGTCAACGGCGTGATGAAGGGTAACGGAAACGCGCTGAAACCCGGCGTGTACGTGTTCCACAACCTGATCGAATTCGCTGCCCCCGGCAATCTCATCGTCAGCGGCCCGGACGCAAGCTCCGTGTTCGGTGGTGGCGCTGCTGCACCTGCACCACAAGCAGCGTACGCACCGCCGCCCCCGCAGGTCGCTGTGGCCCCGGCTGCGCCAGCGTTCACGATGACGGCGCTTGCCAACGGTCTGACTCGCGAGCAGTACATCGCCAGCGGGTGGACCGACGCGGCGTTGCTGTCGGGCGGGTACATGTTCGCAGCGGCCCCTGTAGCGCCACCTGCGCCACCCGCTGCTGCAATGGCACCACCGCCACCCCAGCAGGTCGCTGTGGCCCCGCATCCGGGCATCCTGGCCCCTTTGCCGCCCGGTGGTTCTGCGCCACCGCCACCACCCCCTGCGCCGATTGCCGCTGCCGCGCCCGGCTTCAAGATGAGTAACCCGGTGGGCACCAGCTACGCCGCGTACATCGCTGCCGGTTGGAGCGACGCAACGCTGGTGCAAAACGGCCACATGGTGCCGGTATGACTGGCGACGGAGTTTTGAAGAAGGGCGACGATCTTGACGGGCACGGATTTGCGTCCCCATCCAAGTCCACCACTACCAGCGTGTTGACTGTTGACATCAAGCCGGGCGACATTGTCGCTAAGTTGACAGAAGTTGTTGAACGCCTGCAAATGATCAAAAAGAAGAACGATCAGTTGCAGGCGCAATTTGCATCGGGTTCGGCGTCCTGGCATACTTGTGAAAGCATTGACGACGACTTACACGAAATCAGCACCCTGTTGGGCGAGTAACATCCCTCCCCGCTTCGGCGGGGTTTTCATATCCGCACGCTGCCCGCGATAGGCGCAGCACACGAAAGGTTCTATCATGACCACAGTCACCATACACGCGCACCCTGATCAATTTCTACCAAGTTCACCGCGAAGCTTTAACCCTGCGCTGTACCAGCCAATCGCACCACCACCGGCTGCTGTCGGTAAAACAATCCGTATGTTCGACATCGAATGTTATCGCAATTATTTTTTAACTAAGCTGTACGACCGTAACACCAAACAATTCTTCAGCTTTGAATTCAGCATACGCAAGGCGTTCAATTGGCTAGCGCTGCGTGCAATGCTGATGGACGGAACTATCGTCGGCTTCAATTCAAATAAATACGATATGCTGATGCTCAGTGCTGCCGCTACTGGTCGCTTTACAAACGACATGTTGAAGAATCTTAGCGACTACATCATCCTTACAAAGCCATCGCCGCAACCGTGGCAGATAGCGCGTGACTGGGGATTTGAAATCCTTACGCTTGACCACATCGACCTGTTCGAAATCATCCCAGGTCAAGGCAGTCTGAAGATTTACGCGGGCCGCGTGCACAGCCGCAAGATGCAGGACTTGCCGTATGCGCCAGATAAAATTCTCACCTACGATGAGATGGACTTCACTGACCTGTATTGCGGCAATGATCTGTTGAACACCAATGACCTGTACACAGCGGTGCTTACGAGCATTGAGACCCGCGAAGAATTGACCGCGATGTATTGCGTTGACATGAGGTCGAAATCAGATGCACAGATTGCCGAAGCGGGTTTTAAGAAGCTGCTCACCACCAAGGTGTACCCACCACAGATTCCACCCGGCACACGCTTTCAATACACGCCTGCGCCGTTCCTGCGCTTCACCACACCTGTGATGCTAGACGCGTTCGCGATGATTCAGCGGACATCATTCGTGATCGCGAACAGCGGTCAGCCTGAAATGCCACCCGAACTGGATAAATTCGAAATCAAACTGGGTAGTAGTGTCTACCGGCTTGGTATCGGTGGACTGCATTCAAGTGAAAAAGGCGCGTGGCATCGGGCGGGCGATGGCGTCAGACTGGTAGATGTAGACGTTGTATCCTACTACCCGAAAATCATCTCAATATTGAGAATGTACCCACATCAAATCGGGCCATCGTTCTTGGCGATTTACGAAGGGTGGATTGCAACCCGGATCAAATATAAGAATGAGGGCAACAAGAAAAAAGCGGCTACCTACAAAATTAAAATTAACGGAACGTTCGGCAAGACAGGCAGCAAGTACAGCATTTTGTACGCGCCGGAAATGATGATCCGCACGACCATCACGGGGCAGCTTGCGCTGCTGATGCTAATCGAAATGCTGGTGACAGCCGGGATGGACTGCGTGTCTGCGAACACAGATGGCGTTGTCATCAAATGCACTGATGCTCAAGTAGCACAACGCGATCTTATCGTCCGACATTGGGAAGCGCTGACTGGATTTGAAACGGAAGCAAACGAATACATTGCATTGTTCTCGCGGGACATCAACAGTTATCTCGCGGCCAAGCCTGCATACACCGATAAGAAAGGCGTTGCGCATCCAATCGAGTTCAAGACGAAAGGCGCGTTTGCTGACGATCCAGATAGTCAACTGGCGAAGAATCCGACCAACATCGTGTGCCTGGACGCGGTGAAAGCCTACCTGATTGGCGGCGTGCCGCTTGAGCAGACAATCCGGCGCTGCGATGACATCAGGAAGTTCGTAACGATTCGCGGCGTCAAGGGTGGGGGCGAGTGGGTGCATGACACCTTGAACGCGGTGACAGTCGGCCAGAAACGCGAGGTATTGAATCGTCACGGGTGGACTGAGGTCGCCAAAGGGCATTGGATGGGGTGGGAAGAGGGGTTTGATACCCACACGCCTGTTAAGACCGACGACGCGTTCAAGCGCGTGTGTATGCAGATACCCCGTACCTACCTAGGCAAGGCTGTCCGCTGGTACTACGGGGCCGGGCAGAAAGGACACATTGCATACGCCAGTAACGGCAATCTCGTTGCGAGGTCTGAGGGCGCCAAACCGTGCATGGAATTACCTGATGTGCTGCCGCCAGACATTGATTATGAGTTCTACATCAGGGAGGCGAAGTCATTGCTAAAAGATTTGGGAATAAACTGTTGACACGGATTCCGTGCTTTGTTATAGTCTCTCTACACCAACCGGAGAACATCATGAAAAAAGCACCTAAGACACTTGCCGAAATGCGCGCAGCAGCTTACGCAGCATTTGCCGACCACGAAACTGATATTAAAACCAACCCCGAATACAACAGCAAGTCGGGTAAGCGACACCCACTCAGTCGCCCGATGACTCACCAGCAAGCGTGTACGATGAAAAGCAAGTTCACTCAGCACGACGGGCGACACATTGAAATCGAGCAGGTTTAACACCAACCACTAGGAGAATCAACATGCGTTACGAGTCACCAAAAACAGCACGCGGTAACATCGGCGTTTCTTACGTGTCGGCGGAAAAGGCAGTCGAGCAAGCCCAAGAAATGGACAATAACAACTGCACGGACTGCACGGACTGCACGGGCTGCAAGTACTGCACGGGCTGCACGGGCTGCACGGGCTGCACGGGCTGCACGGGCTGCACGGGCTGCACGGGCTGCACGGGCTGCACGGGCTGCACGGACTGCACGGGCTGCACGGGCTGCACTTATTTCGTGAACGGGGTTTTGGGAATTACACCAGAACAGCAAGCTGCAAATCTCGATAAAGTGGCTGCGATCATCCTTGATAGCGGGGATCGTTTGCAGATGAACTTGTGGCACAAGGATGATTCGTGGAAAGGCAAAACGTGTGCAGAAGAAGCTGTGTGCGGTACGACACATTGTCTTGCTGGGTGGTTGCAAGTGTGCGCAACGGACCCTGAAATTCGCAACAAGGAACCCGAAGTTGCTGGCGCAATGCAGGCACCCGTGGCCGCAAAGATGTTCTATCAAAGTTCAGACGAAGTAATTGCGTGGCTGAGGGGTCGTGAATACGCTAAAGAACTTGGTGTAGCGTAAGTAAATAAAAAGCCACCCAAGTTACCCGAGGTGGCTTTTTGCTGCTTGCTGCTGTTGTTGCCTATTGCATGAACCCGTGAGCCTTGCCGAAGTCTTGGCACGCTTGGCCGGTAGCGAAGGCTTGCTCTACCTTGACAGTCAGCGCTCTAATATCCGCTTCAGTTCCTTCTGAAACCAACCTGGGGCTGGGATCGGGGCGGTCGCTACCGCTGGCATCTGGGGCTTTGGTGGCTGAGGTAGGCCCACAGGTTCCGGGGCCGACGCGCACGCGGTCAACATAAATAGTGCGAATAACAGGAGCAAGTTTTTCATCGTTAGCTTTCGTGATTGTTGCGTTGATGGAGTCATTCTTAGCGGCCACCACGACGTTTTCGGCCACGCGGGTGACTACCGCCGCCAAGTCCCGCGCTTTGCGATCTGAGACCGCCTGATCGTATCCAGCGCGCCATACGTGTGAGCGGTACGCCACACCACCGACGAGCAGCACGAGCAGCGCCAGGGAGACCGCCGCAATCTTGATTGACGTTGTGTTCATGTGGTTTCCTTTACGGTCTACGGGGACCGAAGAATAACGACAGTTCATAAAGCAGCATGCCAACAATCGCAATGGCACCCACACCCATCCCAGCCATAAAAATCAACACATCGCTGACCATCAGGGATTTTCCTTTACGGTGGATTCAGTCATCTTGGTCATGCTCGTTGTGGTGGTTCCGATACTCGGCATATCCTTTTTATCGAAAACCAATTTGGCAATGATCGGCCCCACCCATGCTCCCAGCCATAAGCCGAACATCTCGAAGGTTAGCTTGTCTTTAGTTTCCAGATCGGCAATGACCCAGGTGGATACAGCACCCGCAATATT